TTGAGTCCCTTGGCGGATCGAAGGTCGGCGGATCGAAGGTCGGCGGATCGAAGGTCGGCGTATCGAAGGTCGGCGTATCCAAGGTCGGCGGATCCAAGGTCGGCGTATCCAAGGTCGGCGTATCGAAGGTCGGCGGATCGAAGGTCGGCGGATCCAAGGTCGGCGTATCCAAGGTCGGCGTGTCGAAGGTCGGCGTATCCAAGGTCGGCGGATCCAAGGTCGGCGTATCCAAGGTCGGCGTATCGAAGGTCGGCGGATCCAAGGTTGGCGTATCCAAGGTCGGCGTATCCAAGGTCGGCGTGTCGAAGGTCGGCGTATCCAAGGTCGGCGTATCCAAGGTCGGCGTCGGTTTCCACCGCCGCTTCAACCGCCAGCCTTAGAGATCTCGCTTCTATCGAGAATAATATCGACCCGTTAAGTCTATGCTTTATTTCTATCTTCAACTTCCTCCTCCTCCCCTATCATGATAAAAATCCCTCCCAACACCCCAAAGATGAATTGGGATCTTGTATTCATCTGAACCACCACCACAGCGCAAGAAGAAAAACGGTTGCCGGGATTAGAATGATAGCGACACCACGCCACGCCAATTGCTTGATCTTCTCGATATGAACGCCCTCTGAGGCCTCCCACAGCCGTTCCAGTATTTCTTCATCCGTGAGGTTTTCGGAATGCTCGGCGCGTTTGTGGTCTTTAAGTGTCATTTTTAACCCCATTGCATCCAGTGCGCTTGACGATCTCAATAGATATAAACGTCCATGACTCGACTTTATGGATGAAGCGGTCTCCGAATTTTGTGTAGTCAACGATAACAGTCACAACATCTCCTTTGGGTATTTTAGTTCTGAATAACATCCAGATTGAGGTGGGCAATATCTTTTCCTATATTGCCTCCCTTGACATATCCTAAGAACAACACTTGCGGATATTCCAAGCATTTCCCCTGCCGATGTCGCCGAGGGATACCAGCTCACACTCCCCCCTATCATCTGACTTATGGTTTTTATATGTCCTCAGCACCAAAAGACGACCGGATCTTAGTCCGTTAATATTATCCATGCTCCCCCTCTTTTTTAACAACCCCCGGCCTATCCCTAAAACATTTCAGATAGGATTCCAGGGCATGCCTGACGAAATCGGATCTATTCCAATCCTTTAAGGAAGACCGGCGCTTTATTACCCGATCAACCTCCGCCACCAGCGTCTGTTCTAACACAACAGAAATTCTTGTACTCATGTCGAATCCTCATATAAATATTAAGTTTTAATTAAAAAATCATATACGATAACACCCTGTCAAGCGTTATTTCTATCCGATATCTCTATCATCCTTGCATAGATAGGGCTTATTGGATTGTGTCCGTTGACCCAACGCGAAACCGTTTTATGGCTCGTCCCTAATGCCCTGGCCGCCCCTGATAACGACCCTTCCCTTTTTATTATTCTAATCAATGATCTCTTTGTTTTATTATCGGATCGGATATTTATTGACCATAACTTTAGGCTATCCATCCTCGACCTCCTCCAACAGTTTCCGATAATACGCAAGCACAATATTGTGGATATTCGTATCACGCAATCTCATTGGGGGCTCGCCATCGGTATTGACAATCTCTAGCTCAATCCAAGCGATGGTATTTTCCAGCCATTGTTTAGTGTGTATCATATGGTTTGGTTCCTGCCATTTTCTCGCCCTCCTGTTTTAAAATTCCCTTATCCATACCCATATTATACCACCTATCATATGTAATGTCAAGGGTTATTTAGGGATAAAGCAATAAAAATGCATTATTTTTTAATTATTTTTGAGGGAGGAAACGGGGTCCGGTTGAGCAGACCTTTCCCCACTTGTGGGGAGAGATTTCTAATCTTTTTTCATGGATCTTTGAAGGTGTATTCCAAAGAAAAATAAACTGACCCCGGCAACGAGACCTCCAAGAGAACCGCTTGTGGCAACCATCAAAATGACTTTTGACCATTCAGGATTGAAGGGGTAAACCAAACAGCCCCAAAATATTAATCCTAGAAAAAACTTAATGACAAGCAAGGCGATTTCCCTTCTTGCTTTTGATCTCTCGGTATTTTCCGACAACGTATCAACGGCAAATTTCTGAACACCCTTCGCTATATCAACATTCATATTAGCTTTTTCTTGGTCCGTGAAATTCCAATTCCCGATCCATCCTCCAAGTTTAGCAAGATGCCCGGTGTCCTTGTCGAAAATATCATCAAGCGTTTTTGGGGAGCCTAATATGAATTTTTTAGCTACACTAAACCAACTCATAGAATCCCCCTAAGAATTACTACAAAATTCGGCAAGGTCGATCCCATTAACGCCTGCTCCCTCGATTTCAGTCTGGCTTAGAATAAGGGCTTCGAGTGGAGCCTTGCAGATAAATGTCCTGGCACGAAGAAGGGTCTCTGTTACCTTGTCCACACGCTCTCCCTCAAGCCCTAGGGTAGCACAGGATGCCATAATTACCATTGAAACGACCAAGAGTACCTTTTCCATATTATCCTCCATCTATTTCATGCCTCCGTGAGAAAATGAGAAATGATTGCCATCGTCGAATCTCCCACCCCAGCAACATCCTGGATCAAGAGACTCCCAATACTCCCCAATAGGAAGATAAGATTTAGTGCTTGTGAGATATTTCCCATCCTTAAACAGATTAATATCCGCCGCAAGCCGTTTTTTATGCAGGCTGTTCTTATGACCGTATTTCACCTCCGAGCTTCGGTAAAAATCTGCAAACGTCATCTCATACCCCAGGTGGTAGGCTTGGAGAATAAGAAGAGCTATCATGTACGAAAACTTTGATTGTTTCTGTCTGAGTGTCATTTCGGTTTGACCTTCTTGCACTTTTCTAATTTTAATCCGGCCACTTCCTCATCGGCCATGTCACGGAAAATGTCAACACGTTCCCATCCGATCGCCCTTTCACGTTCCACCATAAAAGACCCGGCGATAGAACTGAGAAGCAAAACGATTAAAGAAGGGGGAACGATCTTTTCTACAAGCCAATGGAAGTTGAAAATCTTTTTCTTTCGCATCATGGCCCCCTAGAATTTAAACCTGTTATATCCAAAAACAATGCTCTTCCGACTGAATCCAAAAAGACTTCTTATCGGTGCGGAGGGCGGGTACTGTCCTAATTTGATTTTAGTGAGATTGGTTTGGATTATGCGGATGCATAATCAACAAATCATTGTTCAGGGGGTGATTCTGAGGGAGACTCTTCCGATCCTCTAGTTAAAGATTTTTTCATTAGATGAAGCCAACTATTTAAAAGGTCTACATCTTCTAGGGTAATAGGGAGGCTTTCGAGTGTAAAAATTGCATCTTCGCCACTAGGAAGAGGAATACGATATGATTTCATCCCTTTAGGTATGCTTTGCCTGCTTTCAAAGTTTCCTGTTTGTGTGGAATCCACATTTCGGAGATTTTCATTCGGCATTTTCATTGTAGAACTGACCTCTGTTTCAGTTTGCTGTTGCTCCCCACTTATAACTTCTGAGGTTTTCTTTTCGATACCAGAAAATTTAATTGTCTGCCGATAAGTCTCAATAAACTTATCAACCTTCCCTGCATTGAATTCATAGTCTCTAATTAGTTTCGATTTTAATGCTTCATCTGAGATGGGATGTCCATTGTTATCATTATATATCTTGTTGTATATATTAGGTTTTATCGCTATTTTTCTGATAACACCACGGCGTGAAGGGTTGCCCCCCAACACGCCGTGTGAAACCAAACACCCCAACGGAGATTGAGAATGTTTACCACAATAGTGGATAATGGCTTCGTCATTATCCTACCACGTGGACCACCATCAATAAAAATAACGTAGTACGTCTGGATCGTTTGCGCGGTCCAGACGGGCATCACACCCAACAACCCGAAGGTCGTAGAGATGTGTCGGATAGCCATCTAGAATTATACGGCCTTCGCCAAAAGAAAGGCAAGGTCGAAAATGAATGGATTGAAAATGGACAAACAGGTTTCGATATTAAAGGCTTTAGTCGAAGGAAACTCTGTACGTTCTACGGAGCGTATGACAGACGTACATCGGGATACAATCCTGCGCCTCTTGGTTCGCGTTGGAGAACGATGCCAAAAGATCATGGATCATGAAATGAAAGGGTTCCACTCTCATTTTTTGGAGGCAGATGAAATTTGGACATACGTCGGTAAAAAAGAAGGGCGACTTGATGAACAAGAAAAAGAGAACCCCGATATTGGAGACCAATATGTTTTCGTAGCTATAGATGCTCAGTCGAAATTGGTTCCTACATTTGTAGTTGGAAAGAGGGATGGGAAGACAGCATTAAAATTCATGAGGGACCTGAAATCGAAACTTAACGGGAACGGGAGGATTCAGCTTACGACAGACGGATTCAAACCCTATATAAATGCTGTAGAGTGGACTTTCGGAAGCGACATAGACTTTGCTCAACAAATAAAGTGTTATGACTCTGAGAACCCCGGACGTGGCCGATATTCCCCACCAAGAGTCTCAGAGGTGGTATCCAAGAAGATTAGTGGAAACCCTGATTCCGTTCATATCTCTACGTCTTTTGTTGAAAGGCAGAATCTTACGATGAGAATGCAGATGAGAAGGTTTACACGGCTGACCAATGCTTTTAGCAAGAAGTTGGAAAATCTAAAGGCGGCCGTGGCGTTGCATTTCTACCACTATAATTTCATGCGGGTACATCGAACATTAAGAGTGACCCCTGCTATGGAAGCTGGTATAACAAATCATATTTGGACGTGGAAAGAATTATTTGGCGACAGTTGAAGTATTGAGGGTAATAAATGGGCCAAAAAAATAAACTTATTTGTGGTGATAATTTAGAAATACTGGCTACTCTAAAAAGTGAGAGTGTGGACTTAATTTATATAGATCCCCCATTTTTTAGTAATAGACATTATGAAATAATTTGGGGTGATGAGGCTGAAATAAGGAGTTTTGAAGATAGATGGGAAGGAGGGATGAATGTTTATATTGACTGGATGAAACAAAGAATCATGGAACTACACCGAGTATTAAAACCTACTGGATCTTTTTATCTCCATTGTGACTGGCACGCCAGTCATTATTTGAAGGTTATGTGTGATGAAATATTTGGCTATAATAATTTTAGAAATGAAATAATATGGAGTTACAAGAGATATACAGCTAAGAGTAATAAATTCCAGAGATTACATGATTCTATTCTTTTTTATGGACGAGGTAATAAGGCTACATTTAATGAGATCAGAGAAAAATATGGGGAAAAATCTGGCAAGGCCGATTCGCATTATAAACTAGACGAACATGGGGAATGGGTTCGGTGGCAAAAACGAAAAGGAAAAGAACCATATAAAATTCGTTTATCAAAGGGAAAAAGATTAGGAGATGTCTGGGAGATATCTCATATAAATGCTTCAGCAAAAGAGAGACTTGGATATCCTACACAGAAACCAGAACGGCTTTTAGAAAGAATAATAAACGCTTCTTCCAATAAAGATGATACTGTTTTAGACGTTTTTTGTGGGTGTGGAACGGCTCTAGCAGTTGCACAGGATCTAGGAAGGCGTTGGATCGGTATTGATATCTCACCATCAGCCATTTCTTTAGTTAAAGCACGCCTTGCTAATATGGGGATGCGTGAAGAACATTTTGATATTATAGGAATGCCCAATAAGATAGATGATTTAAAGAGATTTAAACCTTATGAATTTCAATATTGGGCAATAAATGAAATACATGGAATGCCAAACCCAAGAAAATCAGGTGATTTGGGAATAGATGGATTCAGCTTTATAGATCATTATCCTATACAAGTTAAACAATCGTTTAGTGTCGGAAAGAACGTAATAGATAATTTTGAGACAGCTATAAGACGGTATTATAAAGAACAAAAAAAAGAAATGACTGGGTATGTTATTGCCTTTAGTTTTGGAAAAGGTGCCTATGAAGAGGTCGCAAGGATAAAAAAAGAAGGCATAAAAATCAACCTAATAACTGTCCAGAATATCTTAGATAAAGAAATCGTAATAGAACAAAAGGTCAAAAACGAACAAACTAAATTTTTCTAATTCTATCTGAGTAAAGCCTCCTCTCTCATATCAAATTAGGACACTACCCAAAAAGGCATGTTGCAAGCTCTAGAAATGAAGAAAGGTTCTGCAGGCAGAGGTCCTGGTGATCGAATCACCAATTTCTTATCTACAAAAGCGATAAAACCATTTGCTATCAAATACTTAAAAGAGGTGATCATAGAACCGATTAAATTCCGTACCCCTGCGGGCCAAATAGCTCATGGATACGAAGCCACCATATTGACAGATATTTGTGACGCTGTGCTAGAAGCAAGACGAGTCGGCTATCAGAAAGAGATAATAAAGGCCGAATCAAACATAAGTTATTCCGAAGATTGTCTGAAGGCATTGGACATCCAAAACTTAGGGAGCATCTTTCTGCGGTACTAGCTTTAATGAAGGCGGCAAACGATTGGGAGGATTTTAAACGTATGTTACAACGAGCTCTTCCAGCCTAATGACCCCAGCAATGGCGGCAGGTGTTTCAGATCACCTCTGGAGTATTGAAGACATTACAGGGCTTCTAAATTGAAAATGAGTCACCACCGATATTTCATATATTTTGTTCGCTAATTCATGTCTCTTCACGTTAAAACCTCACCGGAATAGTGCTATCCTGCATGTAAAGTGGGTGTCTTGGCTGGCCGGGCTTCGTCGTGCCCAGACACAGCATGGGGAGCTTCACCCCGATCATCCTTCTCACATCGGCACCCCTTGTGAGGTGGTCTCCGTGAATCCCCCACGCAGCGAGAATCATCCCGGCGCCTGCAGCCAGTTTGGCCAGCCATAGGTCGTTATGATCACCGATCGGGGACGTGTGAGACTTCATCCTCTTGGGATCCGTGGCTCGGAACGCAAAAATATTGGTCATATGAAGGCCTCCATACCCCCAATGGCGTGCGAATTTAATGCATTTCCTGACGGTTTGATCATTCTTGACCTCATCGGCCGTCGAAGGGTTGAGCCCGATCACCATCAAATACCGTTCGCTCCGATTCCACAAACGCCAGAGGTCGTATGGATACACCCGGCACTTCGAGAAGGTGGCACCTGAGTCCAAGAACAAATCTCCTGCCTGGGTCACCACGGCATCCATTACTTCACGATCTTTCTCTTCTCGAGTTCATCCAGTATTTTATTCTCTGCCTTTTTGATGTCTTCGGATTGATCCAGTAGGTGCTGAAACATCTTTTTGGATTCCGTGATTGAGTGATTGAGGAGCTCAATCTTGTAATCTTTCACAAGTGAGGTGATTATTGACACCATCACAGAAAACAGGGCCCATCCGGCCATACCCATAAGAGTGGTCTTGAAGAACTCAGACAATGTCATACTCTGGTTCTCATCTGAGCCTCTTTCCTGAGTCCACCATAAATAAGAGGATCAACCACTCTGTTAAGGATGAAGACGTTGTCTTTCCCAGCACCCGGTCGATACTTGATCTTGGGGATATCCCGCTTCGAGTCCCCAACGGATGCCACCGATACTGCGTCAACTCTTGTTCTGGAATACATCCGAGCTCGCGATAACATTTGTCCATCTTGTTTTCGATTAACCGCCTCAACCACAACGGCATTTTATGGTGGATGATATTTCCCCGTGAATAAACGCCTACATCCATAGGTCACCTCCAAATGAGATCATTCTGGCCCTTCGCCTTTTATGCCATCATTTCCTTGATGCCATGAATATGATCCAAGGCCCGTGAAGATTGCGCGGACCTTACGCAAAAACCCATAAGTTGGTCGTCTTCAGGCAACATACTTTCACATATACGTGTTTTACTTAGCAGACTACCTTCCAAAAAAACATCAATCTCGATCCCCGTCCTAAAACACCTCCAAAACATATAAACCCGTCATAGCCCTTATTATATTTCTCCTTTTCATTTCCACCACTCCCCATAATATCTCCACACCGGTATTTCCCCCCCATAAAACGGTAATAATTTCCCTACTCCTCGTCCCACCCAGGCGGCCGCACAATCTTGGGCCCCTCGAGCTCCACAATCCCCTCCTCGATCGACCCGTAAATCTTCAGCTTCGACTTCCTCTCGGCCTGAATGACCTCCAGCATCTTCAAAACCTCATCCTTCTGCCTCTTTCCCTGCGCCGAGGCCTTCGCGCTCCTCTCTTTCAGCGCCCCAATCACCTGTGCCGGAGAAAACAACGTGGCCAATACGCCATTATCCACGCCCAGGCTGTCTTCGTCATACATCACTCCGTCCGGAACCTCCACCTCCACCGTCAACAAGAAACCCCTATCGAAGCTATGCGACAACAGGGACGTCCCCGTCATCTTCACCACTCCCCCGGAGTTCCTCGCCTTGTACCGACCAAAGATCGCCCTGGCCCGCACCGGCCTCCTCCCCAGCGTGGGAAGATGAATCGAACACTCCTCCTTGAAATACAATCCCTTCTGAGGCACATAGATAGGAGACAGCAGCAACCACTTCAACGGCTTCCTGACCGCCAAAAAGCCGCGGCCGGACGTGATCTCCTCCCTGTACCCCCGATACACCTTCAAGGACATCATATCAAAGAGACGATTAGAACACCGCATCTCCTCCCTCACATCGTTCCTGAACACATTATCCATCCCCAGGTGGCTCCAGAGCCTCTTCCTGTGCGCAATCACTGACAGATAATTGGATCCCCGATTGACCAGCTTCATGAGATCGCTGATCTGCCGTTTGTCCTCATACTGCTGCTCCTCCGGGCCTGAAAGCCTGATATTGATGTAGAGAATGGCCTTCTTGAGCCTGGCCCTTGGGCCGCGCTTCTTCACCGTGGGTTCGCGGTTTTCATCGTCAGACGTGCTATTTGAAATTTGGATACTCCTTGGTCTTTAAGGATGTGTTTGAACAGATATTAGAGGATCGAAATTTGGGAGTCAAGGGTTTATGTGGAATGAGCTTATGCGTTGAAAAGAGGACATGTTAAAAATAGACCTTTGGGCGACAGATGAGGGGGCTATGGAGACATTAGAAGTCGGGGGCATCAGGTTTAATAATGCTCTTTTTGATCCTGAATTTAAGGATATTCTTAAATTAATAGAAAATTTAGGGGGCATTACCCTTATTTTATCAATTGCTCCAGAAAATAGGATAGGTCATTTAAATGTGATTTTCTCCTCGCTGTATGTGCACCAGAGATTGATACTTTTCCTATGGCTACCTCAAATCAGGTAGTCATAGGAGGTCTATCAATCCTGATAGATCACCCCGCCACTATATGGGGGCAACGACCCGATTAGATTATCGGGTATGGTATCCGATAACCCTGGTCGGGCAAAACCAGGAGTACCACTGACATGGAAAACAATCAAAACGGAAATGCAAAAACAATCGATCAACAAAAAAAGGAAGCCCGGAAGGGAGCGAGAGAAGAATTGGAGGCTTTAGAAAACCGTTACCTTAAATGTGACTCCGTTTCCAGAATTAACAAATCAATGAGAGCATTAGCCGGAGGTATAAAAATTACGAATGATACCGCCAAAGATGCTTATTATTTTAAACATTTCAAACTTTGGGAATCCAGGGCCTATGGAGAGTTTGAGAGCTGTAAATCCTATGCCTGCGAGAAATTCGGGATTAGGGGCGAGGTGCAGGAAAAGGCTTTTATGAATGCCCTGGATTATCGCGCTCGTGCCGGTGCTGTTTTGTTGGGCAAAAAGACTGGCGGTAGTAAGGGCAGGTTCAAAACGTCATTCCAAAAAATTGAGACCCTGTTGCTTAAAACGGGCGGGGAATTGACAGCGGATGAGGCTGGAAAATCAGTCTCCATCCTTCTCAAAACGGTTTTATTGACGCACGGTATCAATCTCCACACTTTTTGCGAGGGGATTATCGCAAGTGTCAATAAAATAATTGAAGACGCAGAATCTGCCGAGTCGGATGAGACATTGGAGAGTATACCTGCATCCGATCATCAGGCTGTAAACGTTTAAACATTACAGCACGTTTGTCTATCCTATCCCTCATAGACCATTGTGGGGGATAGTTTTAATCAAATGATCTGTCAATGATCCGCTTTTTCTTTGTCGGGTTCTCTGTGTATTGGTACGTCATTTTTTGTGGTCATTCCAGTTAAGTCGTTGTTTTTATTCTTAATTTAAGACTTTATCCTCCCTAGAACACTCATAATAATTGATAATGAAGGTTCAGGTCTTTTTTGGCCTGAAATACAGGGAAGGCGTCTATCCCCGCGAAATGTCCCAAAATGGGTTCTCGTGAAGGGCCGGGCGGTTCTGTTTCTGGTGCATCTGAATTAAGTCAATGCTGAATTTAAGACTCTTTCACGGAGGTTCTTATGGGAATCACGAGTTACGAAGAAGAAATGACAGAAGAATGGATGTTCCTCCTGCTGACGGCCAGGTGGCCGGAACAAGTGATTTGATCGCCGTCGACGTTGTTGTGTCCGGTTATGAGTGGGTTTGCCCTGGGTGCTACATGACGGTACGTGAATTTGATTGGAGTTCTTTGAGTGTTCCGGTTGCCATTTGTACGTAAGAAGAACCGGACCTGAAATGGTTCTCACTTAATTTAGACTGCCGACACGAAGTCGGTCCATCTCAAACGTGGAAGGGGGTGATATCAATGGATGACATCCATGTTTACATCTCAAAAGGACTCCCCATAGACCTACGGGGCTGTGTTTTGGAGGTTTTGGTCAGGATTGCCTGGAATGACGGGTTTATGGCCGGCGCCAGGGCGAACGCTGACCTAAAACCGGAACGTATGCTTATTTTGGAGCCAAAACACACCACGTAAACGCACAGAGGGGTCAAAAGGCCTCGTATTCAGCACAACCCTTCCATGTCCGATCTGGAGGGGTTTTTAATGTCCACTCACCTTGGAGGTATGGCTATGTCTGAAAAACAAAACGTATTAAGGAAGGGAATGAGCAAGAAAAGGGCGGAGTTCAACCGCATCCGTCACCTGGTCTTTGGAACACAGCACAGCAAGAGGTCTGAAATTCAGACCGAGAAAAACACGGAACGTCTGAAGGTCTTGATGCGGGAGCTCAACCCCGGCATCACCATCGTCTGACGCAGGGAGAAAAACCATGGCAGTTGTTTGCATTTTTTGCGGAAGCAAAGACATCCAGAGCGAGTCCGTCCAGGTAGACGAAGGCGGTTGCTATCAGGATTTCTCTTGCAATCACTGCAATAATTAGTGGCAGGACATTTACCGCCTGGTAGACGTCCGGGAGTTTTAATCCGGAAGACCCTCAAATCAAGGGGAGTGGAGTAGGTGATAGACAGTTGTGCCTTAAAAGTATCAACAGAAGAGAAACTCCTTGTTCTTCCGGGCCCGGGGATGAAACAGCTCTCAAAGTCAGCATTCATGGCAAGGCTCAGGCCCATGAATTACGAGGTGGACGAGAACCAGAGCTCCAACGACATCAACCGCCTTAACAGGATCTCCTATAAGGCGAGGTCTATCCGGATCAAGGAGATCGACACGAAAAAGTCGTTCGCCCGTTTTACCGCGAGAAGGGATCTTAATTTCAGACTTCTTCAGGCGATGAGACGAGACTGCTTTGTGTTTCACGGGGGACGGATCCTGGGATTATGAAACCCACCACGAGGAGGAAGTAAATGGCACAGTACAAGCTCACGGCGTATAAGAACGCAAGGTTTTTGAAGCCAGGATTTAGTCCGGCCTATGCCCGAAAAAGGCTTACGGTTTTTGCTCTGTGCCTGGTAGGGTCGAATGACGGGTTCCCGTTCTTTTCCAGACAGGACGCTCGCGACTTTGTGAAAGATACTGGATCTGACATCGTGATGGAGCTCGAAGACACCGAGACCGTCTTTATGATCTAAGGAGGGGAATATGCTCACAACCGATGGAAAATGCAAGCAGTACGGGTACATTTTTGTCGAGGTAAGAGGTCACATCATGTGCAACGGACGCGCCATTACCGTGGTGCAGGCCCGACAGTAGGGCGTGGAGGAACGGCCGAGGAGTGTAAAACGGCCAATAGGCAGGCAGAAGCCGTACAGACTAAGTATGCGCTGTTTTTATGCCCAAACACGCCCTGAATGGGTGGTCTGGACTCAATAACATCGATCCACCAGAATAGAGTGGTGCGCATCAATTTTACAGTCTTAATTTAAGACTTCAAGTGAGGGTAAACCAACAAAGACCTCGGCTTCATGGCCATCATCATGACGATGTGGGTAATACACACTTACAACCGATCCTGATGTTCCTCTTGGGCCCAGACCCATGGGATCGCTTTGTCTTTCGGTGGGGGCTTAACCTTTTGGTCCCCACCGAAAATGTAACGGCAATGTAACGGTAAACAGCGAGGTGGTTGTGATTGATATAAGGGAAAACATTGTTGGGGTTCAAAAGAAAAAATGATGAATTGGGTGAAAGGAGGAAAGAACAAAAAGAAGTAAACACACAACCATCAAACAAGGGAGGAAAACCATGGAGACAATAACGCTCGGGCCAAAACAACTGGCCGAGCTCTTAACAAAAACCATCCCGGCACGAATGCCGTTATTGATCACGGGGCCTCCGGGGGGAGGTAAAAGCGACATCATAGACCAGTCAAGGCTGGCGGTTGGAGCAGACCTCATCCTGTCCCATCCGGCCATATCTGACCCCACTGATGCAAAGGGGCTCCCCTGGCCAGAGAAGGGTGCTAAAACGGCAACCTTTCTCCCGTTCGGTGATCTGGCCAGGGCGCTGGCCGCGGAGAAGCTCACGGTCTGGGACCTTGATGACCTTGGACAGGCCACACCGGCCGTGCAGGCGAGCTTCATGCAGTTGCTCCTGGCCAGAAGTGTCAACGGTCATGTCCTTCCGGATTGTGTGACTTTTATCGCGGCCACTAACAGGCGTAGCGACCGTGCCTGGGTCTCAGGGATCCTGGAGCCAGTCAAATCTCGCTTTACCATGATCGTAGAGCTTGAGACAAACCTGAACGACTGGTGTGAATGGGCCATCAAAAATGGCATGGCACCTGAGCTTATCGCGTTCTTAAGATTCAGACCCAATCTGCTCCATAAGTTAGAAGCCACGGCGGACTTAACAAACTCACCCTGCCCAAGAACATGGGCGTCTGTCGGAAAAATACTTAAGCTCAAGCTCAGGGGTCATTTGGAGCTTGCCGCGATTTCAGGCGCGGTTGGAGAAGGCGCGGCCAGCGAGTTCATCGCTTTTTTAAGGGTCTACAGGGAAATGCCGTCCATTGACGGTATCCTCCTCACGCCGGATACTGCCCCGATACCTAAAGAACCATCTGCGCTCTACGCGGTATCGTCTGCGCTCGGAGATCGGGCCAATGCGAAGAACTTCCCACAGATTTCCAGATACTGCGAGAGGTTGGTATCTAAAAATCATGCGGAATTTGCGGTCCTCACGGTGAGAGACGCAATCAGAAGGGATTCAAAAATAACACGGACCCCAGAATTTATTAAGATGGGAAACTCTGAAATTGGGAGGCTCGTATCAGGAGAGGAGGAATAAGGTGCCTAAAGCATTGAAATTAACCGGAAGAAAATTTCACAGGTTGACAGTTATATGCAAAATGGGAGCATCGTAATGAAGCACACTAAGGCGATGAAGAAGCTGGTAAGCGCCAGGGTGGCTTTAGTTTTAGACTCACCTTTCTTCGGAAGCCTGTCGCTGAGGCTGAATATGCGGGAGGATTTGTCCTGCCCTACCATGTATACGGACGGGTCGATCATTGGGTACAACCCCGATGTTGTGGAAAAATGGTCGCCTGCAGAGATTCAGGGCGTGCTCTGCCACGAGATATTACACGTTGCCAGCGGACATGTGTGGCGAAGAGATTGTCGGGACATGAAAAAATGGAATATGGCATGTGTAAAGCCTGGAACGATCATACCTGGAGATTACGAGACTATAGACACGCTGAATACAGCAAGATGTATGTTGTCCCATTTAAAATGAAGTCAATTAAAAACAAGACATGGGGGACCGGAAAAAAGATCTTTGGTGAGCCAGTGTGGGTTGCAGCGAAAGACATTGGAAGGTTTCACATGATGGTAATTCCGAAGTTAAAAGGGCGGTTCGATATCACAGAGTTACCACTGACCGGGTTTATAAAGAAAGTAGTAGATAGGACTGGTAGAAACCAAGGCATGGCACACAATGCCCGCATTAAGACGTTGCCGTTAAATACAGAGACCGCTTGGATGATGGGCGTCTATGTGGCCGAGGGTTCTGCTGGTAGTTACGATAAAAACTTCAAGTTCTCACTTGGTAGAGACAAGGACGAGGCCGTCAGGGACAGACTGGTAGAGCTATTCCGTAACCTCGGATATTCCCCCGGCGTGGTCGAAACTGATTGTGATTCGCGTATAAGCGTAATCATACCTAGTTCAATACTTATGCGTGCATTTAAGCAATGGTTCGGTAGAGGAGCTCACAACAAGAAGATTCCAGATTGGATTCTTCTGCATAATGACGAGGAGATTATAAGATCGTTTCTATGGGGATATCTCGCTGGAGATGGATGTGTTTACAACAACAAGAGTGACTCTATTTCTTTTGACACGGTAAGCGAGAAACTCGCACTTCAGGTCCAGATCATGATTGCAAGGTTCGCAGGAATGGTGACCTTCCAGAAGAAACTTCAGCCTGAGAGGGCCATCAGAGGCCAAAAGTTATGTCCTAGCTGGATTTTCAAGATGCAGTCTAGGAATCGCAGGGTTTTAGAGTTTCTTGGCGTGACAAGCCGCTCCAATGACAGACGTGTGTTTGCTCATGACATGGGGGGCTGTTGGCTTGTACGTGTACGTAATGTCAAAGCCGTGCCTTACGAAGGGATGGTCTACAATGTGGAAACAGAAGACCACTCCTATTTGGTTGGAAATTCCGTGGTTCACAACTGCGACTACGCAATCAACCCCATTATTATCGATGCCGACATGGTCCTCCCTAAAGGAACACTCATGGACTCAAAATACAAAGGCCTGCCTGCCGAGAGAATATACACCATGCTTCCGGACGATACGGAAGGTGAAAAGGACAACAATAAGGACGGCTCATCTCCTGCAGAAGGAGATTTCGGTCCCGGGTCGGTACGAGACAACCCCGGGTCTGAAGAAAAAATAACTCAATCTCGATGCGATTGGGTTGTCGCGGTAAGACAGGCCGCTCAATCCGCAAAGGCCATGGGGAAACTTCCGGGATCCCTTGAAGGCATGGTACAGGAGATGTTAAGACCCAAAGGTGACTGGCGCGCGCTCTTGAGGCGGTTTGTTCAGGAGACGGCCAGAGCGGACTATTCGTGGAAGATCCCGAACCGGCGCTATGTCGCGGCCGGACTTTACCTTCCAAGCCTACGCTCGGAACAGATGCCCCCGATCGTGGTCGCGGTAGACAGCTCTGGGTCTATTATCCAAGGAGAGATGGACCGATTTGCTTCCGAGATCAACGCCATCGTCCGTGAAACACGGCCTGAGACAACCCATGTGGTCTATTGCGATTCCAGGATCCAAAATAATGAGGAGTTCCTTCCCAACGAAGACATTGTCCTGAAACCAAAAGGAGGTGGGGGAACTGCGTTTTCTCCGGTCTTTTCCTGGGTCGACAAAGAAGGCATCGAACCTGCGTGCCTGATCTATTTGACTGACGGTTATGGGCAGTTTGAAGGTGTACCACCAGATTATCCTGTTCTGTGGGCACTGACATCAGATATAAAACCACCTTTTGGTGAATTTGTAAATATAAATGAGACCTGAAAATGGGAACATTCATTGAGTTAACCGGGAAAACTTTCAATAGGCTGTTGGTGCTTCAATTATAACATAAGACATCTCCGGGAAAGTACTTCTGGGCGTGTCTATGTAATTGTGGAATCAGTGCGTGGTTGAAGGAATGCGCCTACGATCAGGAAACACGAAGTCTTGTGGATGCCGTAAGGCTGAGACTCGACAGGAACTACACCGTAAAACGTATAAACGGCGACTATTCACCTCATAATTGTAGGTGGGCAACGCTGGAACAACAGTCTAGAAACAAACGCAGTAACAGATTAATAACGTGGCGGGGATACACGAGAATTCTGACAGACTGGGCAGATATGCTAGGCAAACAAGCGTCATGGTTACATAAAAGACTATCCAAATATTCGTTGGACAAAGCAATGTCCCCTTTCGATCAGATTATAAACTCAGATAGGGAAAATTAGGAGTCTTAATGTTAATAAAATGTCAACGTAGGTCGTTGTGTCGAAAGACGGTGCGCCGTGATCGGCGCAGGGAGCAAGGACGGTATTCATCTATCTTCGGATCATGGCCCCTAACCTATGGTGAGGTGCCCTGACGCTACGTTGCAACACAGATGAAGTAGGTCAAGACGCCATATAAGCGTGTGTTCTGATATCGACACAGAGTGAGACAGTATTGAGCACCAGGTTTTTATCAAGGGGATAAAAGGGCTACGGCATCCAACAACAGAACCATCTCACGTAATAGGTCTTTTCGCAGTTCAATCTGCGATGTGTGCTGTGATCGGCACAGGGAAAAAAGATATCCATACCGAAGAATCGGGTAGATTCCAAAAAAGTCCCCCCTTGCTTGGTAAAAAGGGGGGAAAAAAAAAGATGTTTTACCAAACAAGCTAGACTTTTTATGGAAGCTACAAAAGAAGCTATTACGTGAGTTTTATAAACAGGGAGGAAGTGATGTACCACGTCTTTAAGATACCGAAACGGGACGGATCCATGCGGACCATTGAAGCGCCTGACGATAAACTTAAGGTCAAACAAAGGAAGACCCTGAAGGTCCTTCATAAGACCTTCAGGGTCTCGCCCTTCGCCCATGCCTTCCAACCCTACAAGAACACCGTGACCTGTGCACTCTCTCATGTGGGGAAGCGATGGGTGGGATGCATCGACATTAAAGATTTCTTCCCGTCGATAAAGCTGATTATGTTTAACCGTCATGTTCATGCAGAACCATTCCAATCCCCATTAGATTACCTTTTTTGCTTCCACAACTTTAAGGACAGAAAGGGAGAAAGGCTCCCCCAGGGCGCACCCACCTCCCCGTTTCTGTCAAATGCCTACCTCTTCAAGCTGGATTGGAGGATGGCGTGGATGTCCTATAACAGAGGCGTGACCTATTCCCGTTACGCCGACGACCTCATCTTCTCCGGAGACTCGGCCTCAAACATCAGGGCCATGTTCAAGATTGCACAAGTCATTCTAGAAAAAGATTACTTCCTGACGATCAACCACAAGAAGACGAAGATGATGCATCGCCGGCATAGGCAACTTGTCTGTGGTGTCGTCGTCAATGAAAAGATCAATCTTCCACGGAAGTGGCGCAAGAACTTAAGGGCGGAGGTTTTTCAGAAAAAACGCACGGGGTTTGTTCCGGAAGAAACGGCGGGAAGGCTTGCCTACCTGAATATGGTCGTCGGTCACAAGAAGACATCTTTCTCAAGCATCCATATGTGCAACAGCATCGTATTCAAAAGGAAGCTGGCCGGGAAGTGAGATGACGGAAAACCAAATGATTATCTTGAAGATAATTCCCTCTGACCGTAGTTTGCGGGGAAAACCATTCTTCATTAATCTATGGAACCAGCGGGATTCAAGTGAGGTAAAACCATGACACCGGAAGAAGAAAGACAGCAACAAGCCGTGCACCGGACGTTGATGCTGGCCATTCTTAATAAGTTGACTTCCCTGGAAAACAAGATGGATGGACCACAGGCTGACCTGTCCATTGGTGAGGCGGTCGAAGGGTTCAGGGCCTATCTGGATAAAGAGACAAAGCGTCCGGAGAACTATAACTATATCCTCGGTAAATTCTTAAACCACTTCACTTCAGAACGCAACATCTGCGGCATCAACGCAGAAGAGATCGAGGGCTTTCTCATGCACCACTGGTCTTCGAAGAACACCCTAAAGCATAGGCTTATTCAGCTCAACGGGCTGTTCAAGTGGTCGGTCCTTCACCAACGCAGGCGCAACCTCCCGATCTTCAGTAACCCGTGCGAGCTCATCAGGTTCAAAGGGACCCGAGCTAAATCCCCTCAATATGTGCCTCAGCACTCCCTCTCAGGCATCTTTAGGGCCGCACCCGACCGGGACATCCTGATATTCAGCATCCTCCTGTCATCGGGCTTGCGTGTCTCTGAGATGCTTAAATTAAGACTCTGTGATATCAACGGCCGCGTCCTCACGCTTCACGACCCAAAGTCAGGGCAAGATATAGAATACGCCGTGATCCCACAGCGCGTCTCGGACAAACTTAAAAGGTATGGGATGGTGTGCTGTGAATCACACCATGAAAGGATATTCAAGATATCTCGCCAAGGGGTAGGGAACATCGTCTACAGGTGGTCGCGTGCGTCCAACCTATCCCTCTCCGTCCACGCCCTTAGAAAGTGGTGTGCCACCTTTTGGAACCGGGCCGGTGATCAAGAGATGGAGGCGTTTGTACTGAGACACCATCCTGGATTAAGGGAGCGTTACGTGGCGACACTTGATACGGATGAGGCAATGGAAAGGCAGGATAAACACTTAACTCCACTATTTGAGAAAGGGGGTGAACTTTGCGGGAAGTAGGGGAGTTTGTTGGGGGGATCTTCTGGATCCTGGGGGTGGGCTGGATAATCTTAAGTGTTCTCATGTATATTTACCGAGATTTGTGAGATCTCATAAATGACATTCATTCCGATGCGTTTATTCCTTGGATCGTCACCATGGCACGTTCTATTTCAGTCTCAAGATTGAAGACGTGACCGAACAACGATTTCATGTCGGTGTTGGAAGCACAGACCTTGGCGTCCGGATGGTTGGGGGAGACAAAGGAAACAGGCGGTCTCTCGGGGACGACGGGGACCGGCCAGTTAATCCTTTTTGTCTTTCCCCCGCACCCCGTTCCATAGCCGAGATAGAGCACCAGGACTATCAGCATGATCCAATTTCTTTTTCTTCTCACGGCTTGCCTCCTCTATCTTCTTGTGCTTGTCCATGATCCGGATAAGGGCACGCAACTCCTTGACCTCGTTTACCCTTTGGGCCAGTTTCTTTTTCTTGCGGTTGTAAGCAGCGAAGAAGAATATCCCGATGATCCACTTCCACGACCTGACAAGAAATTCCACCACGAAGCTCACGGGTTTATTTTCTTTAGCTGATCGGCGACCGCAAGGAGAGCCTCAGCACTTGCTCTTGCTCCCTTTTCAATCTTATGTGCGATTCCAACACCCATCATTGGAACGCCAAATCCAACAGCGGTGATTGCTATTTCCGTCATGCCTAAGAAGAAGGCAACTGTCCCGCCTAAAACAGAGGCGAACCCTAACCAGGTTTTCCAACCCTTCATGGTGTTTCCTCCTTTGTTAAAATTAACTTCTCAGCCTACCGATAAGGCGCATACCTTTCCCCGTTATAGGAAAGGCATTGCATGTTCTTCCCATTAAGTCTTGGCAAGCTGATATGAATCCATTTCCGATCTCCAACGCTTTCAAAAATGGCCTGACCGAATGTGAGGGTGTCAATAATCCATTCGTAGACATCGACGGTTTCTGCTTTTATGGGAATCACATCCAATGCCTCGCCCCTGCAGTGTTGAGAGGTTGTTGCCCCCCCCACGGCCATATTTAGATGAGGCGAACGGTAGCCGGAGGTGATCCTGATCGGCCCCCATCGATCCCGCGTGGGCTGGAACAGGTATTGGGCCAGGTAAAATAGCCGAATTTCGTGATCCATCCCCGGAGTGTTGTCAAATCCAGCCTGTGTAATAATCGCCTCGTCAAGCGTGAGATTCTTTGATAGATTCATTCAGCACTCCCTCCATATGCCATAACTGACGCTGAACGGCCTCCTCTCTGAGTTCCAGAATCTTCAATTCCTGAAAATTGTCCTGCCGGTCCTGCTTGTCCATGATCCTCAAGGTCCATGATGCCTTTTAGAATGTCCATAGGACTTCTCCTCTGCTCCTACAGCTTTGGCCCAACCGGGATGATAAAAGGTTCTAGTTGGGAGATGATCTTACCCCCGGAATCAGTGATAACAGCACGTGCGTGCATATTCCCCTGCCCAGGGAGTTCCACTCCGAGAAAGACATATTTAGCAATGCCATTTGTGGGCGCACCCACAATGGTCATCGTCTGTTCCGTAACTCCAAGAACGACAACGGCATCTTTCAAAATCTTAAATCGGAGCTTTACCGTCGCTCCCGTCAGGTCGATGATCGTTTGTGCGGCATCGTTCTCTTTGCAGGTCACCTCAAGCTCAGACCCCGTATCGCCTTCAACCAACTCATTTTTATCTGACACAGAGAACTCCTGCCTACGAACAAAAAACGCCCGTAATCCCCTCCTCAGCCATGCAATGGCAATGAAGAATTGACCCGGGCGTCGCAATGCGGTGATCCCGTTTCTTTTTAAAAAATCATACTAAAACAGGGCATCTTTGTCTATCTTCTTCCCAAACAAAGCCGTCTCTTTTCTGGACTTCGCAAACAACCCGTCCCTGATCATCGTCTTGGAAAACACGGCCTGCTTAGAGGCCTTCTTCGTAAAAACAGCCGTTAATTTTATTGTGTTCACCCCCATCAGAACTTGGCCTCAACCTTTTTTGTCTTCGCAAAGAAAGCAACGAGCTTGACCCTGTTTCTAATCTCGTTCGGGGGCTTTCTTCGCTTGATCAGAAATCTAAGAAGAAGGCTCATCGATTCACGAGCTCAAATTCATCCCCCGGTTGCGGAATCACCGTATAAGGCGTTTCCACAGTTATAAAAAAGGTCGTTCCGTTATATGCTCCACTCGCCGGTGTCAAGGCCACCTGGCTCCGAAGCGCGGCCGTCAAGGTGTTGTCCTTCCACCTGACCAGACAATTTTTCCAATGATCGTCATCCGTCTCCGTCCTGTCCGTCTTGAAACTCAAGACCGTGTTCCCGTTATCAGCAACTACCTTTCCCACTGGAAACGTGATTCCGAGCTGTGCCGCCGAGACATCAGCCTCGTTTTGGAAATTCGTAAAAGATGATTCTGCAATAGCTTCGATCGCATCTCCGTTCAGATCAACCGCGATCAAATTCCCATCAACAACCTTCTTTCTTATGAATGAGGGACCGGATTGATTCGGAAACCTGATCTGTATAAAAAGCATCGTCAGGGTAATACCCGATGTTTTCGTGGGAGACAAAACATTCTTACCCCCAGACAAATCACGCCGTATGAGGGGCTTGTAATAAAGACTGGCACTCTTCGCCGCCTCTGCCGAAAGGGTATCCCAAATATCCTGGACCTTCACGTCTCCCGCCGCGTCAGGGATATTCAATGACCTTGGAAGCAAAGGCGTCACATAGTCTGTGTATGTTATGGTCGCACCTGGAATTTCAGCCATGATCTCCTACGGCAAATTAACCACGCCGTCTGGGGTTCTATTGATCGCAAAGATGACCCCCGTAGATGTAAATTGCTGCGCCAGGGTCACATCGTCAAATCCTTTCCTACGCGCGGTCATTACCAGATCGACCACACCGATAAACTGAATTGAATTGGAAAGCGTGGACCCCGTTGAGTCCGTATGGATCCAACTGACATGGGCATCATCCCCCGTTGTCAACGCTGAACCCCCCGTGACATCCCCAATGGTTCCAGATGTCAGCGTAAAGGTGTTTGTGGCCCTATTCACGGCGTTATACGGAAATTCAAGGAATATTCCTGGATTACTGGGGTCCTCGACCTCAACGCTCCCGGTATCGGGGATATCGGTAGGCAACGGACTGACTGATCTCGTCCCTGCGGCCAGGACGATCACAGAGTTCCCCGCCGCGTTGCCCGCCGCCGCCGTAAACTCAGTGGTGAGAATGTCCTTGGAGTCGACACCTAAAGATCGATTCATCAAGACTTCCCACGCGGCCTGGAGGTTAGCCACCTGAGCCGACTGAAGGTTTGGAGGCGTCAATTCAGATCCACCGATAGGTGTGACCCTGATGTTTTGAAGGTCCGCCGGCAGGAGGGTTTCTTTTTGAATGAAGTGACCCTCGGCCCCGAACATGACCGCGCCACCTTTTGAACCGTAGGGCGCCTCATTGACCTCCGCGAACGTCGGATCAAAGCCTCGGTACAATCGGCCCTGCCGGCCGGACAGACTTCCCCGGCCGCCCTGCACGGTGAGGTTCTTCTCGTTGTTTAAGAACTTATCCCATTCATACAGTTTCAGGACGTTTTGTGCGGACGCGCCCGTGATGTCCGCAGAAGACACGCCGGCGTAGTTGTTGCCCCCTGTCCCCTCTCCTAAATCTTTAGGCACGGTTGTCTGTGCCGCATAGTTCGTGGTCACCCCGGGGTTCCAAGACGCGGCGCTGGTATCCCCTGTGATGTTATTGTCTCCAGAGAATGTTCCGGTATTGACCTCGATATAAAGTTCGTCGTTCACGGTATCGTGGTGAAGAATAAACCCGGTTGCCACCGTCACAGCCTGGGTGCAGGGCTCTCCGACAAAGAAAGTCCCTGTCACCACGGCTTGGAGGGAAGAGGACGCTTTAATATCCACGACCATGGTTCGGATATTCGTTCCGTATCCCGCAACGAGATTACTTAAGCCCGCCACATTCAGGGTCGCGGTCTTCCCGCTTATGGCCCCGGTGATGACGTTTGTATCTGCGAATTGGGCTGTTGACAACAAAGCGTAATCAACCGTACCCGTCGCACCGGATCCAGAAGCAAAGACAATGCCCACCTTCGTTCCATCTGCGGTCGTAATCTCCTCTCCAACCGTGAAGGCTCCAGCCCCACCCGTATTAAATGCATAGCGGTACTGACCAGTGTTGTTGTTGGTGTCATCCTTATTGTCCAGGACCGGTCCCGCCACCTTTCCCACGTCGGACAGATCAAAGTGAGCGTACCTCCTCCCGTATGGCCTCGAGAGCCACGTCACCTTTCCATTATTGATGAGTTGCCCCAAGGCTGGGGTGGCGGGCTTGATGAGGGTCACATCGGTTGTCGTCTTTACTTTCAAGATGACGCTAAAAGGGCCCTCAATCCAAAACGGATCAACAACCACCCCGCCTTGCTCAAGATAGGCGTTCGGCATGGGCCGTGGGCTTGTAGAGGTCTGCAACCATCCGCTGTTCGTGATGTCCTTGCCGGTGAAAATGTTCTGTCCCGAGTCATAACTCGTATAGATGTTATTTTTACCGTCATCTTTCCAGGCTCCCCGTTCAAGAGATCGAAAAGAAAGTGTCGGGACCTGCCATGCATTGTCTGTCTTCACGGTATAGAGACCGTCCCGGACATTACCGTCAAGGGCGGGCTTATCATCCAACTGAGCCGGTTTAGAAAACTCTGTCTTAATATAGGACAGGAAGGCATTGGACCACCTTCTGATATTCAGGGACACCGTGGGCCCGTAAATACCGCCCTGTGAAATCCCGGCCTCGGCACGTTGCTCTTTCCGTGTTCCGCTTGGAAGGTTCAGGATCGCCGCTGAAAGTACCGTCGTCGTGTTTTCAACACCTGCAATCACAGGACCGTCAATATCTCCCGGGAGGATCCTTCGAAGCTCTTCGTTCAAGGTCATTACGCCCTGTCCACCCCGAGTCACCAGTTTCCCGGTGCTGTCCCCATCGTCTATGATTCCGCCGGGAAGAACACGGAATTCCTTCAGGCTCGTCACGCCCCTGATGAGATCCCCCTCAAGAAAAACTTCCCCCGCAACCTGGTTGTTGTAAAAAACGACCTCCTCAAGTTCGAGACCATTGTTGTCTGTCCATGCCCCACCGCTTGTGTCGCTGTCAATCAGCCTTAAAGATCCGGTTACCACATCCCCAATTTTTTGCGCGACGATCCCATTGGCCGACGTGACAGAGCTTCCGACATGGGCGTCCTCCGGAATCTCAATCGTTCCCGCATCGTAGTGGACGATCTCGCTGTTGTTTGTGTTTGCGGCCCCAGGGACGGCCAGGGTTCCATTGGCCAGGGCGCTTGAAAAGAGGGCTGAATTGTCATCCTCGGATCCCTTGACTAAGGCCTTTTGATTTGCAGAAACACTCATGGCCTCATTGTCGGCGAACCCAATCGTCAGAGCGTTTCCATAAATCACGCCCTGGCCAAGACCGATGGCAACCTTCGGTCCTTCGTTAAATTCAATGGCTTTAACGGTGAGGGATTCCGTGGTGGGTCCGGTGACAACATCGTCCAGCTTAAATCCTTGAGGAGTCCCACTGACCGTATCAAACGGAACTGCGCTCAAAACCTCCAAAGGCTCATTGTCATCAAACCGTCCGACAACATTGGTAAGCGTCAGAGTCCCTGTTGCAGAGATTCCGCCAAGGTCCGATCCGGCAATGACACGGGCAACCGCTCCGGTCGTTGTCCCCCTGATGTAATCGTTTAAAGAGGGGGCCGTTCCCAGGTTCCCGTCATAAGAGAGAATCCCGTCAATGTGAATAATCTCTTTGATAAATTCGGGTGTCACCCCGACATACTCAATTTTCCAATCGTCTACAATCGGCATTTTTACCTCCTCTATACTCGGTACGCACTATCTTCTGGAATCATCCCAATCGGAATATCAAAACCGTTTACTGTGATCAACTTCTGGGCCGTCTTGTCTTCAAAGGCCGCTCCCCTGACAATGATATCCGAGAGAACGTCTCCGGTATGAACAAAGGATGCCGTGAAGACCCCGTTGACATCCGTTGTGCCTGTAGCGATCAAGCTCTTGTCGGTCTTCTGAAACCGAACATTCAGGCCTTCCTGAACTTTATTGATCTGATTGGTGGCCGTTACTTTCAGGGTTACGGTTGTCGGAGGCGTAAACGTCCCCCCGGAATTGTCTCCCATCCCCGTCACTTTTCCAGCACCTCTGTTAATCAGAAGAACACCTTCTCCCTCAATCGTCGCCGTTGAGTAGTCTGTACCGACAAGATCAATCAGTCTCATTCTTGTCAACAGCATCGTCAAAAAGATTGCCGTCGGAGAATCCTTCGCCGCCCGGCTGTCGAGGTTGTGGAAGGTATCCGAAAGACTGTTACTTGCAAGTTCTACCTCCCAAGTGAAGCGTTGCTCCGGACTGACCAGATGCGCAACCGCCGCGCCGCCGAGGGGGTCCGTTATCGCCTCATTATCTGAAAAGGAAATGGCATTTCGACCCGTCAAGATAAGCTTCCCCGTCACGGCATCCCCGGTATCCTCTGATAGCGTCCCCGTTGCCCCGGAAGTGCCGCCTGTGACGACCTGGCCCACCGTGAAGGCCGTTGTGCCTCCGTCATAATCAAACACGCTGTCGGGGTTCGTCGGCTTCGTGACAACCACCCCAGCCACGGTATCCGCCGCCGCCTCTGAAAGCGTAATCCCGGCATCATTAATCAAGGTCACGCCCAGGACTTGCGCCGCCGTCACCACGCCGAGGTCGGTTTCAAAAGGCGTCTTGGTGTATTCCATCACCCTAAGTTTGAATGCGCCGAAGGTCTCGGTTGTAAACGATCCCGAGACCGGGAAGGTAAACCGCCGCTTCTTGATGTCCGAACTGGCAAGCCCGTTGGCATCGGTCCCGACCTTGTTTTCGGTCGGAAGAAGGTTATTCGTTTCATCGTCGATATAGGTTCGGACGTTTTGAATGGCGACACCGGCCGGATCTTTCACCGTAATATCGAGGCTGAATTTCTCCAGGACTTCTCCGGTATTTCCGGTCCCGAAATCAAGCCGCGCCGAGGTCGGGTTCCAGGGATTCGGGTCAACGATGATCCATGTTTTGTCGGCGGAGACGACGATCTCTTTTACGTTGCCAATCGAGAGAAAACCACGGATTGTAATGGTCTCAACCCCCGCCGCCGCGTTGATCATGGCCTCGCATGAGATCATCGCCATGTCTTTGTAGGTTGGCAGGCTATCCATTAAGATTGTATCGTTTGCGTTCCTTCGGCCTTCAACCGTGAACCCGTCCAAGGTAAGACCGGCGCTTCCGCTAAGATCCATATTCCAGGCCGAGAAAATACCAACCGACCGAAAGGCTCCTTTCGCACCCGGATCGAGTTGGATCATTACGTCACGGGAAGCCTGAATAAATAGGTTGTTGAATTGGATCTCGCCCCCGGACTGGACATCGAGGCCAAGAAACCCGTCTAATTGTGAGCTTTCCCCTGTTTGTAGGTTTAATTGACCTCCGGATATAGATTTTCCGCTCGCCCTGACCCCGATACCGAACCGCCCCTGGTTGCGAACCTGGATGTCTCCAGTCGTCGTGAGGTCCTGGGCATTGCTCTGCATCCCGTAGCCCTCAACGATGCAAAAGTACGCGAAGGCCGTGTCGTCGCTGATCTGAAGGATTTGATTTGCATTGAAGAAATGCGCTCCCGGGCTGACCGGGCCGAAGGCATCGAAGAGAAAATAGGCCACATCGTAAGTGTCGCCGCTTACCGGGGCCACGACCCAATCCTTGTGGACCGTACACTTTAAATCATCGACTTCAACCTTCGTGATGAGCGCCGTTTCTTCATCGGGAAGACCGCGACGGAGGATAACCGTTCTGCCAACAAACACATCATGTCCGGCCTCGCCCGTTGAGAGATTGCCATTATTAACAGCGATGAGCGTGGTGTCGAAAATGATCTGGTCGGCATTGGCCCCGGCCTGACTCCCAAGCGTTCCGTTTTTGGCAGGAGTCGTAACCACACCATTAATCAGGCTCATAACGAAAACCTATGTGAAAAATAGTTTTTGCACACACGCTACCCCGTTAATTCTTATGACTTACTTCCTGATGTGTTCTCATCCGACCATGAAGGCTATCATTTCGTTCCTTACAAATTTGTTCTTGTGAATCCTGCCGGGTCTCTATTTTGCCCACCCTATTATTTATTTTTGTCACCTGTTTTTTAATACCGAAGATACCTTTTACACCGCCAAGAACCGTTAAAAGGATTCCGGAACTGATAATCGTATTCAGGTCAAATTCAAATGTCATTCCTTCCCCCAATCCCTGACGATGACCATATTCCTTAAAGAATGGATCGCAAAGGCATCTTTTAAGACGTCAATCGATGGTTCTTTTTTATTTTTTTTACTCATACCACCTCCTTAAATTCAAATTCCCAGTCGTCCAGAACGCCAAAGTTTCGTGTCAGACGGAACCGTGTCGTGTCTACCTTGGCCAAGAGCGGTCTGTCCTGTGGATCGAAGCGGTAGCCGAAGGGGTGTCTCTCTGAATCGATATGGTGGGGGAAGAAGCTGTTCATGAGGATGTCTCGGTCAACGGCCGGAATCTGGGAGTAGATGCCCGGACCCAACAACCTGGTCTCGCTGTGCCGGGCAATCCTCTCAACCCCGGAGCGTGACCGCTGCGTCGTCTCGTCATATTCCTTCGACTCGAGGGCAAAAGGAGGATCGGGGTTGAACTGCCATGCCCACTTCTCGGCCAGGAGGATCTCTGAGGCTTGAATAAGGTCTGTGCTTTCGATGGTGTAGATAGGGTGAACTCCCGCCGTGAACTCGACAATCCCAACATCTCCTCCGGTCACGGTTGCGGCCCCGGTTAAAGTCACGTCATCTACCCCCGCAGTCTGGTTTGTTCTGTCCTTCGCACAATTCCTTCCGACTACTTTGGTCAAAGAGAAGGGTACGGTGTGATCGAAGGTCAAGAGGGAATCAACGGCGACCTTTTCGTGAATATAAACCTCATCAATGAAGACATCGAAGGCTCCGGTGATGTTTAACTCAAGTGATGCCCCGACCACATCCCATTTCGGTGTCGTAATATCGACCGTGTACCAGACCTCCGAGGTGGTGAGTATTGGCCTGAATGCGGTCCCCGATACTGTTCCAGTAGAGGGAACGGATAGTGTGACATCAAGACCCGTCCCGACCAACTTCGCCTCAAACTGATCGGCGGCGAAAGTCCCGGTATGAAGTGCCTTAAATAAGAGCCTGTACGTCCTATCCTTTTTAAGATCCCGAAACGTTTGAGAAACCTTTACGGAAGTTCTGTCCCCTCGGTCTAGCTGTAAGTCTTGTGTGCCTATCATGGGGGCGGTGGTGTTGATTCCGGTGACATCTGCGATTCCTCCGACCTCCGTTTTAACCCAAGGCAAAATATCTGGTGACTCAAAGCCCCCGTTCGTGACTGCATTTTCGAGATAAACTTCAATGACTGCATTGGCCGCCGACTTCCAATCCGCAAACCTCTGACCGTCTGCCATATTTTTTACAGGGTTTGCGGCAAGGGCTTTGACATCGACAAGGGCTCGGCGTATCTCACAAGCCCCTATGTCGGCAAGGTCAGGGGTTCTTTCTACGGTGGCGGTGTCGGTTCCGGCAACCCAATCGACGATCAGGTAGCGATTGTCTGAAGCGGGGAAATATAAAATATGGGAGTTTGCCTTGTCATCGGAGTCGGCACCCACGTCAGTTATCCATGAGAATCCAGTCAACACGAACGTCTTTCCAACTTGAACTGGGGTTGCCCCTATAGCGGAGGCGTATACCGTACCATCACCCAAGCCGAGATGAGCCAAGCGTAAGGCATTTTTAATAAAGAGTTCCATTAAGTTAAAACCCTTATTATTTCAGACAGCATCGGGCTTTACCTTTATTTTTCTTTTCCCTTGTGCATTTTTCGGCCCCATCTCGTGATTATCTAGTAACCACCCAAGTTTATTGTCTGCGTGTTCTACTGGAATAGTCGGCATATCTACGCCTAAAACCTCATTGGCTTCTTCTCCTGCCATTAAATCCATGCAATGAGCCCTTCCTTCGACTTCTACTGCATATGAGAAATTTACCTCCGTTACAGACTTGATATTACCAACAGAATCACACACACAGAATATCTTTTTCGGGATAACCTCATCCCGGTATTGCATTACCCCATCAATAAATCCATCTTCAAACCGTTTTGCATATTGGCCAGTTGGCCTTCTTGTCTTCTCATCTAGATACTCGACAATTTCCATATTAAAACTCCGTTAATTGATAAACTTTATAGATCGCTGTTGTTGAGCTAGTTGTTCCATTTATAAGAGACAGACGGTCTGCGTTTGTTGTTGATGATCGAAGAATAACAGAATGAAAACTAGCAACGACAGCTTCGGTATGAGTTACCTCTGCACCGGAATATACAGTACTTGAACCCAAACCGCGTATGGACGTACTGTAAAACCTATCACTATTTGATGCAGATTGTATGGTTGCAAAGGTTGTCGTATTACCAACAACAGCAGTGCTTGAATCAAGAAGGGCTATTCCAGCCATCCTAGCCAGCGGGACTACTCCGTCGGTCATCCTACCGTCTAACATGTTAAATCTGATGCGCTGGACTCCATCGACATCTGCAATAATAAACTTTGGTTCCGTGTTTGACACACGAAGTTGCCATTGCAAAGAACTGGCGTGTAACGCTCTAAGTATTGGCCCCGAAGTTATCATATCAATTTCTTGGTAGGTTGAAAAAGTATTCACCACAGATTTAATCGCCACATCTGTCGAGAGCATGGCATCGGTGATCTGGGAAGGGTTTAGGAGGATGAACGCGGTCAAGCCCTCATTAATAAGAATAAACGCCGGCACACCGTTTACCAGATCGTCATTTTCCAGCGCGACCAAGGCAGCTCTGGACCATTTTTGAATGGGTAGGACCGCGAGCGCATCCACTTTATGGGTTGCGCCTCCGACGTTATTGCTATTCGGTGTGAAGACAAACCTCATTGCTTTACTGTAGGCGCCGAATGCAGGCGTAAAGGTGGCGGTGTAGTCGTCTCCTGCCCCCCCTTGCACGCCGGAGATCGCCGAGCCGTCGCGGAGGGCGAGGACAGAATTGGCCGTCTTGGTCAGGAGGTTGTTTGCGACCGATACGCCTGAAACGGGTGGATCAAATGGCATTTTATTCCCTCTCTAATATCCTTGTAGGCCAAAATCCAATGTGCCACCGACATCGGCATCGTTCGTCATTCTTCTTACCACCACGGTCATCTGTGTTTTCGATCTCGCCGTGATGTCAAGCCATACCCCGACATTCCCCGTCCCGACCAGCATGTAGCCTGTCACGGTAGGTGCCACGTTAAAGACCTTTTTGAACACGATGATCGTCCCGCCCACGGCAATGACCACGTTCTCCTGCCGCTCGAAGATATCAATCGCGTCCAGTGTCAACACGCTCTGCGTGAGGGCGATGTTACTGCTTCCATCGTCGTTTGTGAGCGTGATTTTTTCCTTCCAGAACCGGCCCGATCGTTCCCCCTGGCGGATCTGAGCAAAGGTCGTATAGCTTGAACCGTCGTCGCTCTGTGCGTATTCGACCTTCATTGTGGTTCCTAGCGGGTCCGGAACGATCTCGGATTCGGTCTGGATGTCAAACTTTGCCGCGTCGATGATTGATCCGGCATCGACCGGGGGGCCTTCATAACTTCCCGTCACCCGCGTTCCTCTGAGTTCGGGGTTGACCAGGGCGTTCTCTGTCAACTCCGTGGCGTCCTCGGTCAAATCATCTGTAGCATCGATCCAAAGTTTGTCCGTGAAGACCTCGTGAACCAGACCGGTCTTCACGCCGTTGGGGAAGTGGGCTGCCTTCCGGTCCGCCGTGACAACGATATTCCTGTCCTTAGTATCGAAGGTCGTGATCATCACCGACGCGGCATTGGTGGAGGCCACGCCCCTTCCAAGAGTATCTTTAGAGGTGTTATAGGCTTTGATGAGGTAGGTGTGCGATCCTACTTTCAAGGGCGCTTGTGTCATGAAATGATTGGCGAGGATGTCCTGTTCAATAGAGACCGAGTTATTCCAGGTCAGGCCCTTCCTGATTTCATAGCCGAAGATATCGATGTCGAGGTTGGGGTTCCAGTTAAAGACCAGGCGGTCCCTGGCTTGATCCACAAAGAACCCAATGACATCGGCAGGGGCGATGGTCTTTCCGTTGAAGGTCAAATCGGATATATTGGTCAAGCTATTCTCGTCTGTCACCCGCAGGGCTACCCGGATTGTTTGATGAGCGGTATTGATAGAGGTTATTCCCCCGACAACCTCCAAATTAAACGTCACCCCATCATAAGAAAGATCCCATTCGCTCTTGACGATTAAACCAGTCACGCCATACGAGGCCGATGAGAGGAGCAAGAAAAGAGGTTGATCCGGGGCCGACAGCGCGTAATTGATAACTGAAACAGGGGGAGCCAAGACCTTTATAGTCTTAGTTGAGATGTCAACAGCACCATTATCATCTGTCACTCTGAAGGCAATCGTTTTGGGCCCTGTAGATGTTGAATCGTAGGATAAAGCCGCCGGGGTCGCCCCCGTTGCATCGACCTGAAAATTCACACCGTCATAATCTTTATCCCATTCATAAAGGATAATTATTCCGTCCGGGTCAACCGATCCAGTTCCATTGACCGTGACGTTTAAGGTAGGTAGTCCCTTGATCGGCGTGGCGGTAAAAATGGCCGTAGGTTTGCGGTTGAATTGGATGACTTCGATAAGTACCCAATCGATAAATCCGTTATCGAACTTGGGATCTTTGGATATCACCATGAACTGACGGGCTGTCGAGCCGAGTTTGAATTTCCTTAAGAAGACCGGACTCGTGACATCCTTAAAATCCCCGATCTGAATGGCGAATTGATCAAGACCGGTCCTGCACTTATAAGGCACCATCCCGTTCTTATGTGCGTCCACCGTTCGCTTGGAAATCCGTCCCGAAACAGTGAGACCGTTGAACTGTGCCTCCGGACCCAACCATCTGGTCTCGATTGTTCTATCGAACACGGCTCTTTCAGATCCCGGAGACCAGGCATCTTGAGCATCGGCATCGACAAAGACGTCGACCCCTCGATTCTTTCCGTCTCCGTCTTTGTCGTAGAGGACAAGGGACTGATTGACGATGCTTTTATCAAACCCTCCGGGCTGAGAATCATCGACCGAAAGAATGTCTTCATCCCAGGGGTCTCCGACCGATGCTCCCGACCTTGGGAACTGAATGAGACGTAACTTCCCGTCTTCCAGGGGAACTAGGAAAGCTCCGACTAATTGGAGGATTTCATTAACTAACTTCTTCGCCTCGGTCGGCTTATCAATCACACGATGCGTCAACCATAGGCTTACGGTATCCGATCCCTTCAAAAAGGTACTGAGGGACGAGAACGAACCCGTATCAATCCACCGCCTTGAAATTAAGGCTTGGTTGGCCAGGAGATCCTCAAGGACCGTGACAATCTCCTGGTTCTGATAGTCCAGGCGTTCGATATTATCGTTCTGAGGCTTTGGGATCTTTACATCTAACTGCTTCGTGCGATCCTCTATCTTCAACGTTAAGACACCTTTGACATAAGAATAATCCCGGATGCGTCCGGTAGCGACCAAGGCTAGATCGTTCTTCGATGTGGCGGTCGGCCTATGGCCTAGCCTTATTTCAACAGGAAGATTCAATAGATTTTCCTCGGTGGCGATTTGAGTCACAATGCCATCAAGATCGGCCAGTTTTAACGAGAAAGATCCTCGTGCGGTAAGGTGGTTCCGAGGGTCGAGTTTCGTAGCAATAGAAGGGGAATTTTGAATCGCAGGGGCAAGCGTGAAGGGGAGGGGATGAGATGAAAACTCATAAACCTTTGACGCACCTGCTAGGACTAAGGGAAAGATTGCATTGACACGCTTGACGTTCGGGGTTCTCATCAAGGTTGATGTGGTCGCAGTCCTGAGCGTGGCCCGGACGACATAGAACTGTGAAAGTGTCGTGATGGTATCTCCGTCTTTTACAACTCCTAGTGATGTGGTCTTAGCTCCAAGGCTTGCTCCTGACCATGCCGTATATTCGATGTCTGTTTTCTTGGGCGTTCCTGAAACCGGGTCGAAAAAAGCGGGTCGCTGATCCCGGAACGACCAGTTCCCGTTCGAGAGAGGAGTCACGGTCATATCAAGTTGATATTCGGCCCAAGGATCTATTGTGCCGTTGTAGGAATAAGCGGCCATATCGACTTTCAGGGAAAGTTCGCCTTCGGATATAGTATTTATTAAAGCAAGGCTGACAGACTCCTCCTCCAAGTTGGTCTTTTTACTTGAGCCGTGCCAGATAATATCTTCATGATGTGCGAAATCAAATGTTTGGGGACGGATCCTTGTAATAAAAAATGCGTATATTCCACCGGGGATAAGAACATCATCAAAAGTAAAAGTAAAATCGGAAGGGGTAGGGGTTACACTGCTCAAAGGTATTATTGATGATGGAACTGAACCACCTCTTCCAGAAATTGTTCTGTCCTTATTTATTCTTAAAAGGCTTCCTGAAATCATCCATCCCGCTGTCTTAAAAGCTCCCGTTGATAATGTGATCGTGATTGATTTTAATCTAAACCCTTGGTTTTCAGAGTCCCCCATAGCGAATGTTTGATATGTCTCTCCTTTAAGAGGAATCCCCCAAACCGGGTTGGCCGTGAGAGAAATTACACCGATCTGATTAATAAATCCTTGCCGAATTAATGTCTCCGTTTGTGTTGGATCCCCAACCGCCGCAGGATAGTTTAGGATAACGTTCTTTGTATCGGTAATGTTCGTGTTTCCAACACCCGATCCGTTGACCACGATAGCGGGATTTGCAACCGGGTCCACATCTTGGACGGCGGTGATGATCTCAGCATAGGTGACAGGCTCAAAGTTTCCGTCGTCAAGGGCCTTCTGCATTTTTACGGGGAGCGCGAGCATTAGTTCCTTTCGACGTTAAACGTGACGGGTCCGGTTGAACCGCCCCGGTTGATATGGTTTCCGGCGGACTCCATCACATCCGCAATGACCCTGTCCCAATTCACACTTTCAGGGTCCAGGGCTTGAACGATGAGATTGATTTCTACGGGCTGGTTTTGACTATTCGGCTGAGATGTGGAAAGCCCCACACCTGATGGATTCGCCCCGACGCTCGGAATGCTTGCGGACCCTCCGCCAGTTGAGGCGGTTAGGGCCTGTGCTGCTATGCTCGCAGCATTTGCAAGCCCAGATATAAGCACGGCCTTGGCAAGCGGTATTGTGGCAGGAGGTCCAGGCGGATTAGCAAGGGCAAGAGCTGATGCCACCTTTGCTGAATTCACGGCGAGAGCGACGCTAAGCGCACGGGACGCTAGAAATATTGCCTTACTTTTTTTCCCCGTGAATGCAACCAAGGCGTTCCCAATGGATACGGCAGCTGTTAGTTCTGCATTCCGCGTTGCCTGTCTTAAAGAAGCTGTCTGCCTTTCAAGTGCCTGTACGTCCGCCGCAAGTGTTTCTCTTATCTCAAGTTCCCGTAAGGCCGCTTCTGCCGTCTGCTCAACCCCTACTTCCTCTAGTCTTTGGATCTCGGCAAGCTGGCCCTGCCGCATTTCGATCACTTCAGACAGGGAGAATTTAGAGATTTGGATCTCCCTGATTCTATCTGCGAGATCTTGTTCGGCCTCTATATCTCTTATCATCGCTTTCGTCTTTGTGGCATCGGCTTCTGCCTCGATCTGGATTAAGAGCGCTTCATTGGATTTTATCTGTGCCAATACGTCTTCTTCCGGACCGTGGAGTCGCGGTGATATCAAGACTGGTTCAGGCGCTGTGCTTGTAACTCCTCCTGCACTAGAGGTTGTGGCCTTTGCAATTACCTGTAAGCTTTTGACCCTTGACTCCAATTTTTTGAATATTGAATCGATATCTCCCGTTCCTGAAAAGATACTAGAGGTCAATTGACTTATTTCTTTATCTAATTTCTGAACCTCGATCCCGGTCCCCTGGATCTCATTCTTTGTTCTATTTATGATCTGTTTTAATGTGATTATGCCTTCATCTTTGACGCCCCCAAAATTAAAAGCTTCCAATACTACGAGATTAAACTCTCTTATTTTGAGATTCATCAAATCTATAGTGTCGCCCCACAATAAAACGCCTCGCCTTGCGCCCTTGAAGGTCAACACCACTCTTTTAACCCACTCGATTGATGTCTTAGCAAAGAGGACTACGCTTTTCGTCGCACTCAGCAAGGTAAGACCGAGTCCCTGCCCCCATTTAGATAAATCTCCCTGTCTTCTAAACTCCTGAAATTTCTCAATGCCAAAACCTATCCCCACTTTCACGAAATCAAATAAACCCTCCTTTGCCCTGGTAAATTCATCCTTTGCCTGGCTGACCTGATCTTTGAAGTTTGACCATAGACCAGTAAAGGTCTTCATGTTGGCCAGTGCGGCACCGTCTCCGAATTCACCGATGGCATCGATGAGCAGGAGCACCTCTTTTCTTCCGAGTTTACCTTTAGCAGACATGTCCTGCAATACCGAAATATTTTTACCCATTTTCTTTGATAATAGGTCCCACGCCGGGACACCGACCTCGGTCAACTGCCGGTTCATTTCTTCCGCTTGGATTTTGCCCTTCGTAAACATCTGCCCGACAGCACGGACGATGCTGGTCAGCCTCTCAGCACCGCCGCCTAGTTTTGAGGAAGCGTCTACTAATTTCAGCATCTGCCCGCTCATCGGATCAAGGCCGAAGGCGCGCATGGTGACAAAACTCCGTGTCACGTCCTGAAGCGATAAAGGCGTGGTCTCGGCAAATACCTTCACCCACTCCAGGGCTTCCTTCCCGGCGGCTGCCGACCCTTGCAAGGCATTCAACTGAATTCTTAGGTTTTCGAACTCAGACGAGGTCTTCACTAGAGATCTCACTAGCAGCCCCAGCCCAAGGCCCACAAACGCCGTCTTAAGATTAAAGATGGCCCCCTTCAGTCTTACGGCTGCGGATCGCATCCTGCCTAAGCCCGCGGTGACGCCCTTGAACGCCGAAGAGGTCAGGTCTCTTGCCCGGATGACGATTTTAGTTTCCATCTTTACCTTTTTTGCCCTTCGGCGGCTTTTGTTCGAAGCACTTCAGGGCCTCGGATCTGATCACCTGGAAGGCGTCCATGGTCTTGTTGTCCTGGTCCAACACGGCTCCGGCCTCCGGAAGGGCGTGGCACAGGATCCCGACACCGAAGCCTGAAACGGTGCTGTGACAGTCCCAGAACAGATTGAGGGTGTCATTTGATTCCTGATCGATGTAGGAGACCGGACATTCACGCAGGACAATGCCTCCACCCAGATTTTTGAGGAACTTCTTACTTCCTTCTCCGCCGCAGTTCCGCTTTTCGACCTTCCCTTCTAACTGGCAGCTTTCGCAGTCCCATCGCTTGACTTTTGGCCTGAGACTCCAGCGGACTGCGGCGCGGAGTTTTTTATTTCATCTTCCGTCAACCCGGAGGCATCTTCCATCGTGTCGATGATCTCTGTCACGAGTGTGGTGCATCCGGGGGCGTCATACAACTCCTGTGCATTGGTGACCGGGACCTTGATGAGCGGATGGCTGAAACCCTCAATCCGGCCGACGTTCTCCAAAAACTGACGCTCCTGAACCTCTGCCGAGTTGTCGGAAAACTCTTCTCGAAAACCTTTCCGGCGCTTGTGCTTGATCTGCTTTCCTAAAGCCTGGATCTCCCTGCGCGTTAAGAGATGAATCTCGACCGTGAAGGGATTTTCCTTCTCCCGGTTCCCGCCCCAGGCGGGTGTGTATATCATGAACTCCATGGTGTCTCCTCTTGTCCGCTGCCTCTTTAAAGAAGCGCTTCAGTTAAATAACAACGTTGCCTCGTCTTCATTCGCGGTCGGCTTGGCGACCCCCGACAGCGATATCACCGCCTCGTCACTCTCCGGGCTATCGAGGGGAAACGGATTGAACTCGAACTTGTTCATGTCGATCACGCAGCGCTTTCCTGGCACATCTCCCAGCTTGATCTGGAGGTCTTTCTGATTGTTCAGGATGGCGTCTCCTGCATATTTGAAATTGGGCTTGGTCAGGTAAAGCTCCAACTCCGCCATGACTTCCCGCGCCTCCGGAGAGCGAAATCCGTTGGCGACTGCCGAGCCGCAAAGATTGTTTCTTAAGGTCGACTTGTTGGACATCTTGAATTGACCGGAGATCATCTCGACGGCAGCCGCATCCACCTGGAGATTGCAGCTCACGCCGGAGATCGCATCCCCCGTGGTCGTTCCGGCCGGTTCGTCCGGGACAACAGTTTGCCCGACCGTCTGGGCTGCCGTGACGACTGGAGCAACCGTCAGGGTGTCGCCCACAACGTCTGTGACCACACGACCCCCTTCGACATCGACTTTGACCTGAGATCCGATTGAATACTTTGGCCCGTCTCCGGAGGCGACCACGACGCTGGCATTCCCTGCGGTTTGGGCGGTGGCCACCGTCGAGGATCCGGTGCGGACCACGTCGGCCGCCTCACCCGAGGCCTCGAACTCCACCTCGCCTTCGCCCGACCACTTGATCGTCAGGTCGTTCACGATCGCGCCCAAAACCGACACGGCAAAGTGATTTGCGAAGAGATGCATCGACAGGCCTTTCATCGCCGTCTCCAGATCCTTAATGAATGAATAGAGCACGGAGACACCGCCCGTGACCGTCTCGATCCCCATACAGGCCTTGATCAATTCTCCAATGTCGGGTGCGACCCCCAAGGATCCGGAGGGAACATAGAGCCCTGAAAGGGTGTAGCTTCCGGATCTCTTGCCCAGAATGGTCGCCCCGACGGAACGTGTCCCTCTATGGTCCGACCGAGGCTTTTTCTCTTGATTCGGGGTGATGCTGATCTTGTTGAAACTGATGGCGTCTCCCGCGACCGGCCAGAGCAGAGTATTAAACGCGGTCTGAGGCTTGATGAATCCCTGTCCTTCATAGGGAACTGCATAATCACCTGGCATAGCGTTCTCCTTTCATTCAATGTTGAGGTGGCGGGACCTTTGATCAGCGTCCCGGTCTTGCCTTCACCCCAGCCTTCGTCGTCTTTACCTCTTCCTGTGGGATAGTAGGGGAAGAGGGGTATCGATGAATTTTAAAGTTCTCATCTTTTTCAAATTGCTTTGCGATTTCCTCTGTGCAGGGGAGTTTTGTCACACGTTTCGGTTTCGGCATCTCAGGAGGTTCAGCCTTATTCTTGGCCGCCGCCATCTTCTTTTTATGGTAGGCGACCATCTGCTTCCGATCGAACTGCCGTACCCCAAACGTCCCGATGTCGCGCACCTGCACCAAACCTTTTCCTAGATATTCCAGTAAACATCTCATCTGCTTCCTCCTATAGTCGTGCCTTGTATCGAAAAATGATGGTCTTCTTTGCCGCCAGAAGGTTGGCTAGGGGGACCACTGTGGAGGCTTCTACCGAGACCGACCGGGCGATGGTGTAGCCCGGAAGGTTCAGAAGGTTATGTTCTAGGACGGCCTGGGCGTCTTTTATTATTTTAATGACACCACGGTTGACATCGTCTCCGACGATGGCCCGCTCCGGGCGCATGATTTCTTCGTAGCCCGATATCCGTACCTCCCGGAAGGTCTCTTTCTTCTTTCCGGGAAGGTGTTCAATCGATTCCGCCCCGTCGGTGATCCCGACCAGAGGGAATTTTGCCTCGGAAGGGAGGACATCATCGTCCGGCCCTTCCGGGATGATCTCCACCGAGCCCTTCAAGTAATCCATCGTTGGAGCCGTTTTAATCGCCGTTTGAATGGCCTTTAAAAGGGTGTCCATGTTTACAGCCTCGCGACATCAACCGCAGAGAGGCCCTTCGGAGTCTCTTCAACCCCGCACTCCACCCGCTGTCCTTCCTCAAGCGTTCGCCGACCGCCCATCTGGATGGCGCTGTGATGGCAGAAGACGTCCCGGACGTCTTCTGATGTGATAAAGCCAAAGCCCTTCGCGTCGTTGAACCACTTTACGTTTCCGCTGTGCCTGGTCATTTCATCTCCTTCGAATTAAAAATTATCCAGCGTTCCCCCCGTTGTCCCTTTCTTCCCCGTAATCCTCCGGTCCGCACCAGAGGCCTTCGCCCCACCGGCTTGATCCTGCGCCCGCTGCGGGGTCTCTCCCAGGGTCGTCTTTCTATCTGCCAACATCTTGAGCAGCCTGACCCCGTTGTCCCGCCGATCTTTGCGCTGATCCGGGACTGCCATCCTCCGTGAATACAGGTTGTAGATCGCCAGGTCAGCCGAGAATCGTGCCACCAGGGGCGGGATCGGCGAGAGCGGCACCGTGTACCGCCCCGCCAGGTAAGAATCGATCTCCGCGTCGGCATCGACAATCGCCTTGTCGATGACCGCCTGATTCACCACGCCCAGATTCTCGTCGTCGGTCAACTGGATTAGTTGATCCTCCGAAAGCTGGTTCTTGAGGTCAGCAAGCGTGCTGTACGGCATGGGTTATTTCTCTTCCTTTTTTTGTTTCTTTTCTTTAATCTCCTGCACGGCGCCGGATGCAAGCAATTGCTTGTGTTTCTTTTTGTTGAGATCCACGATCTCGCCCTCTTCAAAAGACTCATCGTCAATGCGAATGGCTGAAACCACTAAACAGTTCATGTTTCCTCCTTTTTAATGAGCATTCCATCCAGTTTGCCAAAAAGGTCGATTTCCCGATTCCACCTTCAAGGGGGGGCTTTCGCCCCCCGATCACGAGGTTAAGCGACCGCGTTTTGAACGAAGTATCCGGCCTCAGAGGTCGTGATGAGGACCTGGTACACATCCTCGGCGTAGATGATCTCCAGCTTCGGCTCCTCGCGGTAGCGAAAGACCTGCGGCTTACCCACTAAGCGCGGGGTATAACCGAAGGAGGGGATCTCCTTTCCGACGCCGGGCGGCACCCAGGCGAGGATGGCGTGTTTGCCCCAGATGTCTGTGAAGACCCCGGCCTGATCGGACCAGACGGCCTTTCCGACCACAACACGATCGACCGAGAAGAGCGCGGCCAGAAGATCGGCTGTCACAATCCCCCGCTGGGTGTACTTGATCTTGTCGATGATGCTTGCGTGTTCTCCCAGACGATTGAAGACGATCGGCCCGATCATGAGGGTATTGGGGTAACGTCCGATCTTGCTCCGGACCGCTTCCCTTCCCGTGTTGATATCGCTGATCGGAGTCGACGCGGCATCATTCCATTGGGCTGCCCCGGCAAGCGTCACCTTGTTCCCGGCCGGATAGTTCGCAAGATCCTGGGCTAGGTCGGCCGCTGTCTTCTCCCTCTCCAGCTGGATCGCCTCAGTCACAGTATTCAGCGTCCGGATCTGGAGATCGATCGGGTTGGACTGCTCGGTGAGTTCTTCATCATCGATGGGCCCCTCCAGGGTATGGTCCTCCAGGGCGAGGGTAATCATGGGGATGTTATCCCAATCGATCCTCTTCGACTTGGCCCGCATGGCTCGAAGCGTGGTGTAGAGCTTGAAGGCCTCCTTCCCGAACTTGACGATCTTCCCGCCCCGTTTCTGGTTGGGAAGGATCGGGAAGAGGGCATCGGCAATGAACTCGGCATTGGTATAACCCAGTGCGACGTTCGTTAAAACCGGGTCAACGACCCGTAGTTGATTGAGTGGCGGCATCTTTTATTCCTCCTTTATTTGATAATGTTAAGATGCTATTAACATCTTTACATTCAGACTTATTTCACCAACAGTACTTCGATCATGTCGCCTGCGGCCCCTGCCGCTTCCATTGCGATCGCGTTGATCTTCTCCGGCCTGACCGATCCGGCGAGGGTGATAATCGCGCCGTTGACGGCGGACGATGTCACGGCGGTCACGCCGGCATCCACCGTTGCCACCAAGTTGGCCGCGACCACGGCGCGCCCCTGGGCGTCGGCCGCTAGAGAATCCCCGACGGCGATCACGCCACCGGCTTCAATGATGGCCGAGCCGAGCACAGTCACCGGCAAGAGATCATCCAGTACGGCATCCTGCTGTGCCACGCCAAACGCTTGCTTTCCGGCGACGGCCACCTGAATTTTGTCAAACCCGACAAAGCGCCTTCTTGTGATGACACCGCCGGACTTCACCGTCAGTGCCAGCGTGGGTGTGTATTGTTCTCCCATTTCAGTTCCTCCTTTTTAGAAAGTTCGTAAGTTTCGCGTTTTCAGTTCAAAACTTTGGCTTAAGAGACCGCCTTCACCGCGTCCGTGTAGGTCACATCTTTGTGAGCCTGCTGATATGCGGTCACCTTGTTGTGCAGCTCCAGGCGGTCCTCATCGACGGGGATCTTCCCGTCAGTACTGAATTCCGAACCCTTCTTTAGATTCTCGTGCGGCGCAACCTCCTTAAAGGTCACTACCTTGGGAAGCTCTAACAGGAACCTCCTGAAGAACGCGCCCGGCGTCTCCTTCTTTCCTTCAGCGAATTCGATCTCAGTCGGCATCTCCTCGATCTGCTGCATGAAAGTAGAAAGCCCCATCTTCTTCCAGGCCGGGAGGAAATGACCGTCCTTCTTTAACAACTCGCCAAAGGAGGTGACGTTCTGCTTCCGGACTTCTTGCCGCTCCGCCTTTCGCTCAGACTCCATTTTGGCAATCTTTTCATCCCGCTTCTTCCTCTCATCTTCGAGAGAGGCGATCTTACTTGCGTATTCCGTCTTCTGGGAATTGAGCTTTTCCTTGACTTCTGCATTCAACTCTTCCTGTGTAAATGTCTTTGTCATGGGTTCCTCCTTGTTTTTGTGTTTGTTCTCTTCCGAGATAAAAAATGCCTTCATTCGGTTGAACACCCGGTCTAGAAGGTCGGCTTCTTCCGAAAACTCGATCACGACCATGGGTTCCACATCAGTGAACTTGATTCTTTCCAGGCCCTTAACGGCTGGAGGAACGGCACCGAGAAAGCCGATATGCCTGATCGATAAATCCGGATTAAGTGCAATAGAACGGTTTGGGAACATCTTCTTCTTCACCATCTCGGCAAATTCCGGAACAAGATCTGAAAACCGAACCCAGATCCGCCCGGCCTCTTTTTTGACTTCATCGACCCATCCCCAGGCCGGGGCGTCGATCTTCGGGTGTCCGATGACGGCCGGTGCCGCCAGGTCCTGAGATGCGGCAACGATCTTGTCGAGATCGGCCTCCGTCCAGGTACGGGTCACGCCCGCCATGTCGGTATGCGTTCCTGTTTTGAATACGTCGATCCAATCCTTCATCCCCTCACTCCTTTCTTTAAGTGCCGATCGATGGCCTTGATCATCTCGGTCTTGTCCTCCTGCTGAATCACGAGGTAGGGCCGGGCCGGTATCGTCACTTTTTTGCCTCTTCCGGCCTTGCCGCCCAACTGATGGATCGCGCCATAAACGACATTGTCCGGACCGATCTTCACCGAATCCGAAGAGGGCCGAGCGTTGATCGATCCCATCAGACGACCGGATTGAATCAGTATCCGCTGCGGCCTGGATTTCTTTCGAGGCCGCCAACGCTTCGCTCCTCCCTCAATGCTTCCTTTCGCCTTGTACCGTCCGCCGACCTCGAAGTTTTTAATCACGGATGTCCGGACGATCCCGCCGATCTCCCGCATCACCGGGGTCATATCACTCACCCGCCGACTCAGACGCTTCAGCATCCTTCGGACTTTCCGGTCGTCGTACTTGATTTCTATGTTCGCCATTGTTATAATTTCCTTATCGCTGGCAGAGAGGGAGCCTTGCCCTCAATGCTCTCTGTTACGCGCTGCGGCCGGTTTGGGGTTGAGAGCTATTTCCAAGAAAGTCACTTTCCATAAAGCAGCCTTCCCTTCCTTAAATTTCCTGCACCGGTAACGCCTCCTCGAAAGAAACTCAAATTCTGCCAGGCCCCATCTTTGACCTCCAAGACCAGGCCGATCACCACGTTGCCCTTGACCCTTATCCCCTTCACATATTTTTTCCGCAGGCCGACCTTGCCCGTGGCCTCATTTCGGGAAAAGTTTCCCCAGATCTCGTAGGGATCTTCGATCAACTCCCGGATCAGCGGGAAGAACTGTTCCCTGCCATCCAGGCGTGCCGTCTTTGCCAGCATATGATCGACAATCGCCTGATTGACCAACGTCTGTTCTCCGAGCGGATCGATAAACACCATCTCATCTCCACCGATGCTCTTTTTCAGGCCACGCCGCAGGCCCGACTCTGATTGTGACCGCCTGAAGAGTGCTGTGGTGGTGGTGACCACCGGAAGAATTTCGGGCCGACCAAAAGCCGTCGGACCCATCGGATCGAGATCCACCCAGGGACCCTCCGCCTCATCGAGCACCCGCTTCGCATGGTCGCTTCCCCAGGCCGTACGGCCGGGGTCGTAGTCCCAGCCCGGATCAATCCCCTTCGGGATCGTGTGAACTTCTCCGGTCCTGGGGTTCGTCCATGGATAAGTCCCATCGTCTGGGCCTTTTTTAGAAACGGTGTGCCCGTCGCGTTTCAATTCGCTCTTTGAATGGCTCACGATCTGGCACTTACAGCCCCATCCATTTGGAGGCCTGTGCGTATTCCACCAAGGATCATCGAAGGGCAGCACCATCCCGCTCCATTCGAGATGCAGCGGCCTTGGGTTTTCCGAAAGACCGCCGATGTAGCGAAGGAAGGGCCGTTCCTTCTTCCCGGCCTGCATCTGGGCATACTGCCCGGCAGCGTAGGCGGTTCGCATGTTCGTATGAAAGATCACCCCGGTGCGCCAACCGCGCTTTCCCTTGTAGCTCCAGCCGTGACGGGTAACGATGTCATCGAAGCGCTTTCTAAAATCCGTGATGGTCTCGCCATCGGAAATCGCCTTATTAATCGTGTCATGAAAATCAGAGAGCAGCTCCTGCTTCATCGCCCCGGCGACCACAAAGGCCCGGCTGTGCATCCCCTGCCAAAGATCGTCCCAGGTCTCCGTCGGGACATTCACCTTTTCCCGCAGGAAAGTAATCGCCTCTTCAAAAGGAACCGTCTTGAAATCAACTTCCGGCATTATCTTCCTCTGTTGCCTCAAACCGGCCCGCCAGCTCCGCCGTGGCCAGGGCCTGCTGCAGGAGATCGCCCAGGTGAACCGGGTCCATCTCTTTATATCTATCCAGCAGGCGATCCTTTAAATCCTCCAGGCTATCTGCCTCGGCCACCAGCTTGGCAATCGGATCGATCATGGGATTTAAGTCCGCTTCCAGCATCAGCCGGTCGACAAGGGGATCAACGCTGTCGGAGGATTGGTTTATCGCGCGGGCGAAGGCACTCGTCTCGATCCCCCCTTTTGTTTCGTTCCCCGTATCGGGGGGTGAGGGGGAAACCAGCTCCTCATCCTCCGCAGGCTCCGGGATATCGTAGGTATCGTAGAAATATTTCTTCGCGATCGGCAGGCCGATCTTTGTCACCAGGCGCTCGTCCCGTTCGGCCAGATCCAGGAGGTTTTTCTCCGGTTCTGTCCGGATCCAGAACTTCGGATATTCGGTCACGCCTGGAAAGTTGAAATCCACCAGCCAGGGGATCAACTGGCAGTTCAGGGCCTCGGCAATGTCGTCGGCATCGTCTTTGACCAGATCGAGCCGGACCTCGTTGTGGACATCGCCCAGGGCACGGGATCCGGAGTCGCCGACATCGGTGGTTAAGCTCTGCCCCAGGGTGACGATGGCAATCGATTTGTCCCAATACGCCATGAAGCTTTTGTAGGAATCGGTTGTTCCCCGGCGCTGGCTCTCCAGTAGCTCTATGATGATGTTATCGGGGATCGTGACCGCCGCCTCCTGCTGGATCGCCTCGATGGCTTTAAGAAGCGCGTCCCGTTGAGGCTTCTCTGTTCCGGGCGGGTACTTCCCCACTACGGTCGGTGAGCCGAACTTCTCCAGATAGATCGACCAGAAGCGGATCCCGTTTTTCTTGAACCAGACCGGCCAGTACAACCTGCTGCCTAAGCCGGAGCCGAAAGGATTTCCGATCTTGCTCCCGGAGGACAGCACGATGAACTTCCGGTCCGGGACTTCTTCTCCCTCCAGGAGGTGCTGGGGCGTCAATAGACGCAGGCTTCGATCGAGGGCGAAAGTGAAGCGGCGTTGATCACGGCCAATAATCTCGTGGATTCCGATCTTCCCATCATGAGAGACCTTCCAGAGGACCTCCGCCACGGCGAAGCCTTTTAATTTGGCATCCAAAAGCGACTTAATGATATCCCCGAAAGGCAACGCCAGAAGCGTCTTCTCGATAAACGCGGCGATGTCGACGTCTGCGCCCTCTTCGGATGCGGGCGTGACCTGCCATTCTTTTCCGGAGACGGCGGTTTTACGCGTCTGAAGCGCGGCATAAACTTTGTCGTCCCGCTCCAGGTCTTCATAAATTTTAAGACCGGCCCCTCGGCCCTCGGTCGCTAAGACCGTATCGGGATTAAGGAGGATGTTTCCGATGTACCCGATCGTGATATCCCGGATCCCGACCGAAGCAATCTCATCCTTGATCGGTTTCGGCGGTTTCCCCTCGTCGGAGGGCTTCAAATCGGCCATTTAGACGCCTTTTTTAACTGAATCGCTCATATTGGCTTTCAGACCCGTTTCAAAAATCGTTTAATACCCGTTTAAATTCGTTTAATTTGCGTTTAATAATTTTCAAGGTCTCTGTATAAGTCAGTCCCTGAGATCGTCGATCGTGGGGCATCCTGGGCGGTTTTTATTTTTCTAAAATCCCCCCATCTTCGAAAATTCACGACTTCCCGGATTTGCGCAGTCAAATTCGGGATGCCATTCGGCATCATTTTCGATTGCGTGGACCAGCATCGCGCCGGCAATCGCCCCGTCTCCATGACGCTGTCCGCCGTCTGCGCCCTTGGTGTGTACGTCGTCCGGAACCTTGGCAATACCCTTGGTCATTCGGACGAGTCGATTATCAGCCAGCAAGTCAGAGTCTTTCGGGAGCAGGATCGTCTGATCTTCGAGGTGGCTTTTATATTTCGGCATGGCATCCTGATACCACGGCCTTGAAGGCATGACCTGTCGGATGCGACTTGCCCCATAGCGCTGCATGGCAACCTCGGCCAGGTATTGTCCGTTTCCGCGTGCGTCCATCGCACCCCCGGAGAAGCGGGGAAGACGATCCACGACATAAAAAAGAATTTGCTCCTGCTGCCGGAAGGGAACATCCCGCAATTCAATGGCACAAATTGATCGGTAGTGTAGCTTCTGATCTTCCTGTGCCGGAAGAATGTAGGTTAGATCTCCGGAACGACCAAAATCCTCGCCAAAATAAGTTTTTCTGTTTGGATCAATTTGATCCAATATCGGGTCCAGATAGTCTTTGATCCATGCGAGGGCGATGGCTTCCCGCTCGGCGTCCGGCTTCTGGGCAAATCCATCCTCACACTTCCAACGGACCACGGAGATTTCTTCATCCATGCAGCTTAAGATGAGGGCGCGAGAAAGAAAGACGCCACTCCCGCCTGAAGGGATGCAGAAAAGCTCTTCGTCAGCATCTTCTCCGTAGAATTCAACAAGCTGCTGACGCCAGGCGGCTTCGGCTTCGGGTGACCACTCCCGTTTTAAGGAGAGACAGATTTGTTTGTACAAGCCTTCCTCCAATGCCTCGTCAAAAGTAACGCGATGTAGAGAGAAGGGTTTTTTACCCGTCCGGATATCCTCGACGAGATCGTTGAAAGGGTTGTCGTCTCCAAAGTGTGTGGACATGATACGGACATCACCGCCCCACATGGTCAGCGCGATCGCTGCCTTAATCAGACCTGACAGGTCGGAGTGGAACGCAGCCTCGTCAATAACAACCCGTCCACGCTTACCGCGAAGGTTACTGGGCCGGGATGAAAGCGCAGTGATCCGGTGACCCGAAGCAAACGTAATCCGATATGAAAGGATGCCCTCTTCTTTCTTGTCGTCGTCTAATACCAGTTCCTGCATTTCGGAGGCCGCTTCGTGAAAGTGCCTGGCCCAAAAGGCGCAGTCCCGGATGAATTCTTGTGCCATATCCTGGTTGTACCCGATATACCAAACGTCCCTGCCGGATGTGCTGGCGGCATAGAGTGTGTCGTCAGCTGCTTCGGACCATGAAAACCCGATCTGGCGGGATTTTTCAGCAACCTTCACTGTGGCCTTATCTCTCGTCCACCTCGTCTGAAAAGGCAGTAAAACCCCTTTTTGAGATATTGCCGTCATGTAGAAATCCCCATGATTTTATTTCTGATATCCTCAGCCTTGTCATCGGACAGCCCATGGGCTTTCGCAACCGAGACCACTTGGTCCGCCGTCTTTTGAACTTTTTCCTTCAATACCATCTTGAGTTTCTCCCGCTGGACGCCGGAGGATTGCAGGCGGGCGATGGTCTTCATGACCTCGGTCGCCTTTTCTCCTTGCATGCTGTCCAACTCCAAGAGATAGGTCAGCGCCTTCTGAAGTGCGATGATGGCCGCAGCTTCTTCCAGATCCAGCGCCCCCTTACCTCCCGCCTCAGCGACAATCGCCTTTGCCTGGCCGATTGAGATGTTGACGCGATCCAGATCTGCTAAATGGTCCTTTCCGTAACGGCCAACTGAAGACTTCCCGATCGGATGGCCCATCTCGTTTAACCGGGCGGTGATCGCATCGTAGGTCCAACCGTTGACCAGGAGCTTATTGGTCAGATCGACAATCTCCTGCGGAAACTGTGTGACCTTATGGTGCTTGCGGCGTCCCATCACCCAGGCTCCGGAAGGTCAATTGCCGGGTCGGGCGGACTCGTACCCTCCAGGAGTTTGATTCCTTTATTTGTGATGCCATGAACCCACATCTCCTCGCCCATGGCCTTGACCAACTTGGAAGACAGATATGGATCTTGCTGCAGATAAACGATCTCGGCCGTAATATCCGATTGAAGCACACCAGGGAAAAGGGGCATGATATCGAGGCAGAGATTGCGCTCGTTCAGCGGGACAGGAAAGCTCAGGTGGAGTGTCCTCAAGATGCGATAACGGACAGTCCTGTGAAGGTTTCGTATCATAATTTCTCCCTTATACTGGCTTGAATTTTGTTCAACGCTTCTACCTGTGCATCGAGTTTATGATCGAAACTGGTCAGTATCCGAATGAAGTCATCCCGCAAAACATATTGATGCGGCAGCTTTGTCTTAAACTGGGTCAGATCGTCCGCCAGCTTTTCATCCTTCGCCCTTAGCTCTTTAGCAAGTTTTTCATCGCTGTCCTTCAACTCTTTAAACTGATCCCGATCCGAGTCCCGCTTCCCCCGCATAAAGAAGATGATGACCGCGACCCCAATGGTCATGATCAAGTTCATGCCGAGCAACACGATTGGAAAAACAATCTGGATTAAAATGTCCGGCTGCGTATTTCCCATTAGGGCACCTTCGTTAAGTTTTTCACGATGAATACAATTTCGTTTGCCCCGGATTTTGTCCCGGCGGACCAGGTCCACTTAAATAGAGCAACATGGGATTCCTTTATGAGGGTTCCGACCATCACGTTATCGAGTATCCGCATCGGAAATACGAAGTTCCCGCTCACATCAACCGTTCCGCCGTTGGCGTTTAATACATCCAGGCCGCTCACCGAATTAATGGTATTGCCCGTTGTATTGTCATAGAGCGTCATAGTCAGCATGGTCAGCGACGCTGCGGGAAGGCCAACGCCGTCTTGGTCTTGTACCTGGAACTTAATCGACGGAGTCGTCTCTTCCGCGACCTCATCGTTTGGACCATTTAGGATGGTTCTGATCAAAAGATTCTCCTACTTTTCTATTCGTACATTCCCAAGGCCCGGCGAATTCACCGAAATATTGACCAGTCCCGGAACGGCCAGTGCGATATTGGCCAGCTTCGGCTGTGCAATTGAAATGTTCGCCAGACGAATGACATCCGGGGCGATAAACGTGCCGGTGGCTTCCAGCACCCCGGCCTCGCTGTCCTCGACGATCCCAAGGGCTTCAACCGATCCGGCCTCTATAACCGATGCGCCGGAGAGGGATTCTGTTGCCCCGGCTTCAATGACTTCCGCGCCTGTTAAAGATTCGAGTCCTCCACCCTCTATCAATTCGACCAGGCCGGAAGATTCAACCGCTCCAAAGACAACCAAAGACGTGCTCTCTAAAGCCTCTACCAGGCCCGCCGCAACTGCCGATGCTGTTTCCCCGGCTTCGATAGCTCCTGAGTTCGTCAATGTGATCAATCCAGCAGACTCGACGGCCCCCTGGTTGATGACCGATATCAACCCTCTCGCCTCCAACACGCCGGAGACGGTGACGCTGACCGGGGTTTCTTCCGAGGAAAGAGACTCTAAGGCCCCGGCCTCCGCCTGGTCGATCCCTTGCAGAGATTCGACCGTCCCCGCCTCGATCACGGATGCGGCTTCCAGAGATTCTACTGCTCCGGCCTCTACCGTAGAAGGTGATTCGAGAGACTCTATTGAACCTGTGTCGGTGGTGGACAAACCCTCCAATGATTCAACCGCACCGGATGCCGTCTGTGATGCGGACTCGCCGGACTCAATGGACCCCGCTTCGGTCTGTTCAGTGGATTCAAGTGATTCAACCGTCCCGGCTTCAATCACCGAAAGTAGCCCTGCGGCCTCAATCGCGCCGGCATCCGGAGCTTCAACGATGCCCAGAGCTTCATGCGCCCCGGCTTCGATCACGGACGCGGCTTCCAGAGATTCTACTGCTCCGGCCTCTACCGTAGAAGGTGATTCGAGAGACTCTATTGAACCTGTGTCGGTGGTGGACAAACCCTCCAATGATTCAACC